CAGCAACACAAGCGTTTCCGCAACAGACGGCAACTACACCATTACCAGAACTGGCGCAGACACCTTCACTCTGACTGACATCAACAGTGGCACGATCACGTCTACTGCGGCTTCGTATGTCAGCGGTGGTGGTCGTTGGTTGATGACTTACGAAATTGACAGCACTGATACTTTTAGTAACGCGCCGTTTATTCCGGGTGAAGGTGTATTAGCCGTTAATGGCATCTACGCCTTGATGACCAACATCGACTCGGTACAGATTTACTATGGCTGAAGTCAAACAAGCAACTCTCAGTGGTCGCAAGCTGTTCATAGGCATCCCTGCCTATGACGGCAAGCTCAACATCAAGACCGCATACGGTCTGGCTCAACTGATGCCAGAAGCGATGCGCCTTGGTGTGGCTGTAACCCTCTCGGATATTTCAAATTGTTCGCTCATCACGTTGGCGCGTAACGCCCTCGTGCACGAATTCTTGAAGACCGATTGCACAGAGTTGTTGTTTGTCGATGCCGATGTGATCGTGACCCCTGAAGACATCCTTCGCTTGATGGCGCAGGGCGGTACACAAGACATCTCCGCTGGCGCGTATCCGCGCCGTGCGCGAGACAAAAGATTTTTCACTGACCTGTACTGGGATGAGAACGCGAACCTTGAGTTCGTTGGCTCTCTCTTGCGTGTGAAGCGTGTGGGTACAGGTTTTATGTTGATTCAACGCCACGTCATCGAGAAGATGATTGAGGCACATCCCGAGTGGGAATACTCAAACACGGATGGTGCGAAGCTCCACGCTTTGTTTGATTTCGGTATCGTGAACGGGCAGTATGTCGGTGAAGACTACTTGTTCTGTGATCGTGCCACGCAACTCGGATTCAAGGTCTACATTGATGTGGACATTAGCTTGCCTCATGTGGGCACCGAAGCATTCACCAGTAACTTCCGCGAGGAAGTTGTTATGCCGCTGTTGGAGAACATCCATCAGTCGCGCTTGAAAGTTGCAAATGGCTAAATCACCAGCATGGACGAGAAAAGAAGGAAAGAACCCGAAAGGTGGCTTGAACGCCAAGGGTCGGGCCTCTGCGAAAAAGCAAGGCATGAATTTGAAACCGCCCCAGCCCGAAGGCGGCAAGCGGCGCGACTCCTTCTGCGCGAGGATGACTGGGATGAAGGAAAAACTCACCAGCGCAAAAACCGCGAAAGACCCCAATTCGAGGATTAACAAATCGCTCAAGGCGTGGAATTGTTAAGGAGAAAATATGTTTGACCTAAATCAACCTGCACCTTCACCACAACCACAGCCAACTCCATCGTCGAGCGACAGATTAAACTTTCAGGATAAAAAGTTTAACCTCAAGGATGCGCTATCAGTCGATGCGTTTGGGGGAAAAATTACGCCAGCAAAAGTTGGTCAAGGTTACGGCCTCAGATTTGAAAAAAAGTTTTCAAAAGGTGGCAAGGTTAGCTCTGCTTCCAGCCGCGCAGATGGTATAGCCCAACGTGGCAAAACTCGTGGAAAGTTGTGCTGACATGGAAATGATGATCTGGAATGTGGTCTTGTCCTTAGTGATTGGATTGTTAGGCTACATGATGAATGAAAAGTTCAGGGAACTGACTCGTATTACGATCTTGCTGAACAAAACCCGTGAGGAGGTTGCCCGTGATAACGTCACTCAAGCAGAAGTGGATCGGATTACGAACCACATTGACCAACGCTTTAACAAACTTGAAGCAAAGATTGACCAACTTATTCAAGCGGGGCGATGATGCCCAGCACAAGTAAGAAGCAACACAATTTCATGGCGGCTGTGGCTAACAACCCAAAGTTTGCTAAGAAAGCAGGAGTCCCGCAGTCCGTGGGGAAAGACTTTAACGAGGCCGACAAAGGCCGTAAATTTTCAAAAGGTGGTGATATGGCTTCCAAAATGAATCCCGGGTTTATGGCAATGATGGCTAAGAAAAAAGCCGAAGCTAAACCAGCAGGTAAAAAAACAATGCCTATGAAGGCAGGTGGTGCAACTAAGAAGATGATGGGTGGCGGCATGGCCTACGCTAAAGGTGGCTCTGCTTCTGCTCGTGCTGATGGTGTTGCTACAAAAGGCAAGACCAAAGGCAAGATGCTCAACAAAGGCGGCATGGCCTGCTAATCGGAGACTACTATGTCTAAAAAACTTAGCGCGTTTGAACAAGCCTTTGCCGATGCCCGTAAGGATGGCAAAAAAGAGTTTGAATTCAAAGGCAAAAAATTTAACACTCGCCTAGCTTCGGAAGAGACTGCCTCTGTTGGTGGTAAGCCCAAAGCTGGTGAATATGTTCCTCGTGATTCCGACGCTCGCAAGGGCGAAGCAATGACTTCTAAGAACTACGTCCCTCGTGACTCTGACGCTCGCAAGGGCGAAGCGATGACTTCTAAGAACTACAAGCCACGTGATAACTACGTGCGCAGTGGTCAGCAGTCTATGGACACCGAGACTGAGTTTGTGCCGCCCGATATGAGCGCGTACAAGCCTCGTCGTACCCCCGGCCCTTTGTCTGATGTGACCAAGCCCGGTACAGGTACAAACTACGAGAACACCGAGATTTCAGATATGTCGTTCAAGCGCGGCGGTTCTGTGCCTTCTGCCTCTCGCCGTGCTGATGGTTGCGCCCAACGTGGTAAGACCAAAGGCCGTTTAATCTAAGGAGCCAACATGCCTAAACTAAAAGACCTCGCACTTCCTGAAATGGTTCCTGCCGCCGCCGCAAAAGCAGGTCGTCGCAAGATGATGGCGATGGAGATGGAAGATGCTAGGAACGCAGAAAACATGCGCAACTACAAACCCCGCCGTCCTGAGGTGACTCTGGATGATGTGGTGACTCCTGAGACTCGTCTAAAACGCGCCGCAATGATGCAGGACGCAAAAGATCAAATGATGCGACCCAAGATTGACGACGCTTACGAAGCCTCACGCACTACCCCCTACAAAAAGGGTGGTTCTGTGAGTTCTGCTTCTTCGCGTGCTGATGGTTGTGCCGAGCGCGGTAAGACCAAGGGTACGATGATCATGTGCGGCGGTGGAATGGCGCGAGGCAAGTAATGAGAGCCAGTCGCGGCATGGGTGCCGTCAACCCTAGCAAGATACCCAAGGGCAAGAAAATCCTGCGTAAGGATGCACTTGAGCCTGTGGAAATCTTTAAGGAAGGTGGCTCCGTAAACTCTGCGGGTAACTACACCAAGCCATCGCTTCGCAAGAAGATCGTGTCGCAGGTAAAAGCCGCCGCAACACATGGTACTGGCGCGGGACAATGGTCTGCGCGTAAGGCTCAGTTGGTTGCCAAGAAGTACAAAGCCGCTGGTGGTGGGTACAAGGACTGACATGAAAGCACCGCAACAATCCCTGAAAGACTGGGGCGACCAGAAGTGGCGCACCAAGTCTGGCAAACCGTCGTCAAAGACGGGGGAGCGGTATTTGCCTGAGAAGGCTATCAAGTCCTTGACCTCTTCGGAGTATGCCGCTACAACCCGTGCCAAACGTGCGGGTAAGGCTCAAGGTAAACAGTTTGTGGCCCAGCCCAAGGCGGTTGCAAAGAAAACAGCGGGGTATCGTTAAATGACGACCACAGGCGTATCCAACTTTGACATGAACTTCACGGAGATCGCTGAAGAAGCGTACGAACGTGCAGGTCGTGAGATGCGCTCGGGCTATGACTTGCGCACAGCGCGTAGGTCTATGAACTTGCTTACGATTGAGTGGGCAAACCGTGGCATCAACATGTGGACGATTGAGCCGGGCACATTCAACCTTGTGCAGGGTCAGTTCTGCTACCCCATTCCAGTGGACACCATCGACTTGATTGAGCACCAGATTCGCACACAAGCTAACAGTGTGTCGAATCAGGCCGACCTCACCATAACACGTATCAGCGTATCCACCTACGCCACAATCCCCAACAAGTTGACACAAGCACGGCCTATTCAGGTCATGGTGCAACGTCTGTCGGGGCAAGAGTCGATCACTTCTACGTTGGCAAGCACAATCACTGCAACGGATACGACCATCACGTTGGTTAACGCCACGGGTCTTCCTGCGTTTGGATTCATCAAGATTGACAGCGAGTACATCAACTACTCGTACATCACAGGCAACACCCTGTACAACTGTTTCCGCGCACAGAACAACTCCACTGCCGCCGCGCATACTGCCGCCGCTAACGTGTATTGGGCTGATCTCCCTGCGGTGACTGTGTGGCCTGTTCCTGATCAAGGTACTGTGTCAACACCGTACTATCAGTTCTCGTATTTCCGCATGCGCCGAGTCCAGAACGCTGGCTCGGGTGTGCAGACTCCTGACTTGAATTTCCGCTTCCTCAATTGTTTGGTAGCGGGGCTTGCGTACTATGTGGCGATGAAGTTGCCTGAGTCCGCAGGTCGGTTGGAAATGCTCCAAGGGGTTTATGAGCAACAGTTTGCTCTTGCCGCTGGTGAAGACCGTGAGAAGGCACCGGATCGTTTTGTGCCTCGCCAATACTTCATTGGTGGCTGATCATGGGAAATAGGTTTGCATCAGGTAAGAAAGCGATTGCCGAGTGTGATCGCTGTGGCTTTCGTTTTAAGCTCAAAGACCTGACCAAGCTGATCATCAAGACCAAGCAGGTCACGATCAAGGTGTGCCCCGAGTGTTGGGAACCTGATCAACCGCAGTTGCAGTTGGGTATGTACCCAGTGGACGATCCGCAAGCGTTGCGCGAACCACGTCCCGATTTGAGTTATACGCAGTCGGGATATACCGGACTGCAAGTGCTTACGGCACCAAGCACCAACAAAGATGGTGATGGGGTACCGGGCGAAGGTAGCCGTGTATTCCAGTGGGGATGGAACCCTGTTGGTGGTTCGCGGTTAAATGATGATGGACTGACACCAAACTACTTGGTATCGGTGTCAGAAGTTGGTACAGTAACAATTGTCACGACATAGGAGCTAGACATGGACAAGAAAGACTTGAAACAAGACAAGAAGATGATTGCAGGTGCTGTGCACAAGCACGAGAAAAAACTGCATCCCGGCAAGCCGATGACTAAGTTCGCCAAGGGCGGCGTCACTTCGGCAAACGCCAAAAAATTTGGTCGCAACCTTGCACGCGCCAAGAACCAGTCTGGAGGCTAATCATGGCTAAGTTCAGCAAAAAGTTGATGGGCAAAGAAGTTGGCGATGCCAAAGTCTATGCCACACCGCACACGATGGATGGCAAAGTTGTGAAGGCATCTACCAATCCCGGTAGCGGCCCCAACCACAGCAAGCTCGACACCGTGGATATGGGCGTGGGCAGTTACAGCAAGTCTGGTGGCGAGAAGCCAACCAAGACCAGCGGTATTAAGATTCGCGGTACAGGTGCGGCTACCAAAGGTTTGATGGCCCGAGGCCCAATGGCGTGAGGTTAATATGACGTACACCGAACTCGTTACGTTTGTGTCTGACATCTGTGAGAACACGTTTCCCACAGTTGACATGGACATGTTCATCAAGCAAGCAGAACAGAAGATTTACAACACTGTTCAGATTGCAAACTTGCGCAAGAACGTGACTGGATTGACGACTGCTAACAACAAGTACTTGTCTGCTCCTAACGACTTCTTGTCGGTGTACTCCATTGCAATCTACCCATTGACAGGCGCAAACGCCAACGAGTACACCTACTTGCTCAACAAGGATGTGAACTTTATTCGTGAAGCGTATCCCAAGGCCACTGACACGGGGCAACCCGCGCATTACGCCATCTTTGGCCCTAACTCCGCACTGCCTAATGAACTTACGTTCATCCTTGGCCCCACACCGGATGTGCAGTACGGCACCGAGCTTCACTACTACTATTATCCCGAGTCTATCGTCACCGCTAATACAACTTGGCTTGGCGATAATTTCGATTCTGCTCTCCTCAACGGCACGTTGATTGAGGCAATTCGTTACATGAAGGGTGAAGCCGACATGGTTGCACTGTATCAGGGCATGTACGACCGTTCGATGGTTCAGTTGAAACAGTTGGGCGATGGCAAGCAACGTCAGGATATGTATCGTGACGGTCAAGTTCGTGTACAGGTGGTCTGATGTCCTTTCAACAAACGCTTACCACCAGCTTCAAGCAACAGATTTTGCTGGCACAGCAAGACCTCTCTACGGACACGCTCAAGCTGGCGTTGTACACGGGTCTTGCTACGCTTGGCCCTAGCACTACCGTGTACGACACTTCGTATGAAGTTGTTGGTACGGGCTACACAGCAGGTGGAAACATCCTCACAGGCGTGACGATAAGTACGTCTGCCAACGGTGTCGTGTACGTGGACTTCGCCAATTCCGTTTGGAATCCTGCGGCGTTCACGTGCCGTGGCGCTTTGATTTACAACTTCAGCAAAGGCAACAAGTCCATTGCTGTGTTGGATTTTGGGGCAGATAAAACTTGTCAAACCTCGTTCACAGTGCAAATGCCTGAGAATAATTCCACATCTGCGCTTTTGCGCTTTAATTAAGGAGTCAACTATGTTGAACGTCAAAGCATCTTCTCAAGACACCATTGGTGCAATGCTGACCCGCGCCGCAAGCGCCGATGGTCACGCCCAAGCTGGCGGTGTATTTTCAATCGAGTGCCGTGACTCTGAGGGCAACCTCAAGTGGTCTGAAGCACTGCACAACCTCGTGGTGAACGTGGGTTTGCAAGACATGAACACCAAGTACTTCTCTGGCAGTTCTTACACTGCCACTTGGTACATTGGTCTGTATGGTGCTGGCGCATCTAACACACCTGCCGCATCAGATACCATGTCTTCACACGCTGGCTGGACTGAAATTGTCCCATACAGCAACGCTACACGCCCCGCATGCACGTTTGGTACAGCTTCCACTGCTGATCCATCGGTGATTACTAACTCTGCTTCCCCTGCGGCGTTTACCATCAACGCAACTGCCACTGTTGGTGGCGCGTTCTTAACCAGTAATAACACCAAGAGTGGCACGACAGGTACCCTGTTCTCCGCTTCTGACTTTGCCGCCCCCGGTGACCGTGTGGTTGCCTCTGGTGACACATTGAACGTGACCTACACGTTCAGCCTCGACGCCGCATAAGGAGACACACATGGCTACTGCTTTTAAAAAAGGTGAAGTTGTAAAGCTCTCCGCTGTTGTGCCACAAGGCCCAGTGATCGCCCTGCGCATGGATGAGAACGGTGTCGTTCAATATCTGGTGGAGTGGAAAGATGCTGACAACGTGACGCATCAACGCTGGTTTGACGAAGACCAATTAACCGGAGCCTGATATGGCTGAAGGCGGCTGGGGTTCTGGCACTTGGGGTGAAGCTGGATGGGGTATGTCGGTTTACTACCGCGACACCTCGGACACAGCTACGACCTCAGATGCAGAAGCAGTCGCTGGAAGCACGTTGAGTGGCGCGGTTAACGAGATTGCCGAAGGCATAGACTTTGTAGCACCGTTCCACAACTACTTTGTAGGTGTTGAGGATGGTGCGTCAGTCAGTGATGCCTCGTCGGTAGCGGCAAGCACGTTGGGTGTGTCTGTAAGTGAAGCCGCTACGATGTCTGACGCCAATTCCGCACAACAAGTATTTGCAACGGCGGTATCAGAGTCTGCTACGGGCGCAGAATTATTGGATGCCGAACAAACTTTTAATTCTCAAATTGCAGAAACTGCCACGGGTTCTGATGCTCTTGACGCCAACTTTGCGTATTTTGCAAGTGTCAGCGAAACTGCAACTGCTTCAGAAACCAACGTAGCCCAGCAGATTTTTGAAACTGCGATGTCCGAAAGTGCCACAGGGTCAGAAACAATTGCTGTCAAACAGGTGTTTGACTCTCGGGTTGCCGAGTCTGCTACGGCTTCGGAGATAGATGTAGTATCGGCCTCAATTTTCTACGTATACCTAACAGAAAATGCCACGATTGCAGACGCTCTTACCGCCCGGTTCCTTTGGGAACCAATTGATGACAATCAAGACGCAAACTGGCAAAATATCAATGATGCGCAAACCCAAAGTTGGACTCCAGTCCAGACAGTCTAATAAGGAAAACACATGACGACAGCATATACCTCCCTACTTGGTCTGGCCCTTCCGGTCACGGGTGAACTGTCTGGTACTTGGGGTGACACGGTAAACAACGCCATCACCTCATTACTGGACACCGCCGTTGCAGGTACAACCAGCATCACAACCGATGCGGACATCACGTTGACGACCACCACAGGCGCGTCCAACCAAGCCCGACAAGCGATCATCCTCTGGAACCCAGCCTCGGGTACCACGACTCGTAACATCACTGCCCCTGCGCAGTCTAAGATGTACACGGTGATCAACGCTTCTGGCGGTACGCAATCTATTGTGATTCGTGGTGTTGGCCCAACTACGGGCGTGACTGTTCTCAAAGGCGAGTCTGCATTGGTAGCATGGAATGGTTCTGATTTTGTAAAGGTCAGTTCTGTTGGTGGTACGGGTACGTTTACCAACCTTACCGTCACAGGCAACACCATCCTTGGGGACGCTTCCGCTGACACCCTGACTGTCAATGCAACAGTCACCAGCAACCTAATTTTCACAGACAACACCTACGACATTGGCGCGTCTGGAGCCACTCGTCCACGCGATCTGTTCTTGTCTCGCAATCTGGTTGTTGGTGGCACGCTGACTCTTGCTGGCGGCGTTAACCTGAATGGCAACGTGACGCTTGGTGATTCTTCCGCAGACACGCTGACCGTTAACAGCACGATCACCAGCAATTTGATCTTCACTGACAACACTTATGACATTGGTGCGTCGGGTGCAACTCGTCCTCGTAACTTGTATTTGGCTGGTCTTCTCACTATGGGTGGGGCGTTAACTGTTAACGGCAGCACAATCCTTGGTGATGCACCTGCGGACACTATTACTGTCAACGGAACAGGCATTGACATCAATCCTTCTTCAGGTAATCCATTTGTTGGGTTTCGCACGGCAAGTACTTATCGTGGTTACATTGAAGCCACCTCAAGCGCATTTACGTTTGGCGTTGGCTCTGCCGCAACAACAGTTTTGTCATTGGCAACCACAGGTGCGTCGGTCACTGGAACAGGTTCTTTCACAGGCGATGTAACGCTAGGTAATGCCGTTGCCGCAACAAACGTCAATTTAAATTTCAACGGAGTTGCAAGTAAAGCCAAGCGAATCATATTTAAAAGTAGCGGCTCAGAACAGTGGCTTATTGGTCAGGGTGCGGCATCTGAAACTGATGCGTTTGAAATTTATAACGGCAATGGCGTCATGCCAATTTATATCAATAAGACAACCTCTTATGTTGGTATAAACGACAGTACAAGCCCTCTTTCCCCCTTGGACGTTCGTGGCCCAAGTGCGGTTATTGCTAACTACCAACAAATCCAAGCGATTAGCTCAAATACAGCGGCGGCAATTGATACTGGGGGTGGTGTTGCTCTTGGCGGTTTTTACAATAGCACTCAAATTGCAATGTTTGGCACTATTGTTGGTCGCAAAGAAAACGGCACTTCTGGCAACTATGCTGGTTATCTTGCTTTTGGCACAAACGCACAAGCAACGGGCGTTACTGAAAAGGCGCGTATAACAAGTGGTGGATTTGTTGGCATTGCTTGTACAGACCCGCAGGCTGATTTGCAGATTGGTCAAGTTACGGGCGCGGCTAGAGACATTGTAATGCACACCATAAATAACGGGAATGCTCGTTTAAGGTTCAGAGAAGGTGGAACAGTATCTTCTGGATATAACGAATATTCATTTGGAATGCTTGGTACTGACAATGCTCTAACTTGGAATCTGCAAGGTTATGGTGAGGTTGCCCGTTTTGATACTAATTCAACCCTGATTCTTGGCGATACCTCAACTGCTGCGTCTTCAGGCAATTCAAAACTCTATATTAAAAGCACCCTTTCATTCCCGCTGTGGGTTGATACGTCAGCCATTGCGGGTTCGGCTTTTAGAACGCAGACCACAGGCACAACAAACAACATTCTTGTTTGGAACAACAGCAATTACGGTTATGGTGTTGTTGGCGTAAATTCTGCAACAACTGGTAGTAACGGTGGCGACGTATTTTCGCTTGGCTATACAAACTCTGCGGGTGGCGCGGCAACTCCAGTAGTTTCTTGGAATTCTTCAGGAAATGCTTTTATTGGAGGTAACACTACCGCTCCAACAGGTGTAACAAGTCCATTCATCAATAAATTTGACAAGATGGGTGGAGCCAGCACCAGTGCTGGTTTGGAGTATATAAAATCTATTACAGACAACACAGCAACAACAATTTTGACTGTTGCAGATTCAACCAAATGGGCTGGAACAATCTTAATTTCGTATGTGCGGGATGTCGACCAAAATCGCTCTGGTATGAAGATGGTTCGTTTTGCGTACAACCAGACATTTACAACTCTGCTTGATAGTTCACAAAACTCTGGGGCTACGTTCTCCGTCAGTGGAAATAACATTCAAGTAACAATTGGCGGTGCTGGTTCGTACTATTGCCAGATACAAATTTGGGGCGCCGCAGGTGCATAACAGTTTGCAAAATTTAGGAACCTAAAATGAACTACACATGGAACATCATTCAAATGGACTGCTACCCTCAAGCCGAGGGTGAGGTCAATGTTGTCTGGAACGCATTATGGAAACTGTCTGCGACAAACGGGATCACAGTTTGCTACATCACTGGCAACCAGCCATTGACCTACGTTGCTGGCACGCCATACACGCCGTATGCCCAACTGACACAAGCGCAAGTAGTCGGCTGGGTTCAAGCGGCAATGGGCGCAAGTGCAATTGCGGCAAATGAAAAAATCGTGAGCGATCTTGTTGTAGAGACAGTCGTTCCAGCAACCTATCAACCACCATTACCTTGGAGTGCTTAATCATGTCAGCAACTATTACTTGGGTCATCGAATACATGCAGTGCAAGCCTACTGAGGGTTCGTACACCGATGTCGTTATCACCGCTGGTTGGCGCTGTAATGGTACTCAGACAGAAAATTCTGTGGACTATACCGCAAGCGTCTATGGCTCCGCATCGTTTTCGGCTCCTGAAGGCACGTTCACCCCTTATGACCAACTGACCCAAGAACAAGTTTTGGGCTGGTGCTATGCAAGTGGCGTTGATCAGACAGCAACAGAGGCCAACATTCAAGCGTTGATTGACAATCAAATCAATCCACCAATTGTTACGCCTCCTCTGCCTTGGGCTACGGCATAATCTTTATGGGGTTACGCCACTGCCCCATTTCAGTGGCATCGGAGAATGAAAATGAACGATCAGAAAATTGAACTGTCTCTCAACCTCGTGAACGCGGTACTGCAATACCTTGGCACCAAACCGTTCCAAGAAGTGTTCCAGTTGGTACAAGCGATCCAAGAGCAAGCCATCCCTCAGATGCCTATGCCCGAGGCCGCACAACCCGCCGCTACTGCGGAGTGATGTATGAATTGGTCAGATGTTCTAAAAGCGGTCATCCCCATTGTGGTCATGTCTTTGGCATGGCTTCTTGGACAGGTGAACTCATTTTCTGAGCGTCTGACCAAGATCGAGGGCAGTATGCCTGCCCTGATCACCAAGGAAGGCATCCCCACAGACAGCCCCATCTCTGCCGAGCGCAGAGCGGTGCTTAAAGAGCAATTGATGGTGCACATCAACGAATTGCAGGTCAAGGTCAAGCTGATTGAAGAACGTGAAAAGATGGGGAAAAAATAATGCCTATTCCAGCACTCCTAGCACCTTTGCTCTCACAAGGGCTATCTCTTATTGGAAACGCTGTCATGGCGAAGGGTAAAGATTGGGTCGAAGAAAAGACGGGTGTCAAACTTGACGGCCCTCTGTCCGATGCCGATGCAACCAAACTGCGCCAATACGAGATGGATCACGAGGAAGAACTCCTGCGCTTGCGCATAGAGGAGAAGAAGCTCGGTATCGAAGAAATTCAGGCGTTTGCCGCCGCCGCGCAGAACGAGAACAACAATGTCTCAGACCGCTGGAAATCAGACATGTCGTCTGACTCTTGGCTGTCTAAAAACATTCGCCCCATGAGCTTGATTGCCATCTTTGTGGGGTACTTTTTGTTCTCCATGATGTCCGCCTTTGGTTACAACGCAAACGAGTCCTATGTGTCCTTGTTGGGGCAGTGGGGCATGCTGATTATGGGCGCATACTTCGGTGGTCGTACCATCGAGAAACTCGCTGAAATGAGGAGTAGAAAAGAATGAGCCTCGTCACCGAACAAGCCGCTTTCCTCCTTGATATGTGCAAGCTGATTCAGTTTGCAACGGGGCAAGGTTTTGTCCTCACCGCAGGAGAGTTGTACCGTACTCCCGAACAGCAAGAACTCTACGTAAAGACCGGGCGCAGTCAGACGATGAACTCGTTGCACTTAAAGCGTTTGGCTGTGGACTTCAACATCTTCAAAGACGGCAAACTCGTTGGCGACAAGGCCACACTTGCCCCTCTGGGTGCCTATTGGGAAACGCTCAACCCTCTCAATTCGTGGGGTGGGAACGGCAAGAAGTTGGTGGACTGCCCACACTTCAGCCGAGGCCAAGGCAAACCGGAGTGGGCAAGGGTGACCTGATATGCCATTAAAAAAGATTGTCCTCAAACCCGGTGTTAACCGCGAGAACACCCGATATACCAACGAGAACGGTTGGTACGACTCGGACAAGGTGCGGTTTCGCCAAGGCATGCCCGAGAAGATCGGCGGCTGGGTGCGGGTATCTGCCAACACGTTTTTGGGCACTTGCCGTTCTTTGTGGACGTGGGTAACGCTTGGCTCTGAAAAGCTCATTGGTGTTGGCACCAATCTCAAGTTTTACATTTCAAGCGGCGGCGCGTACTTTGACTCAACCCCGTATGCGTTCATACACGCACTGGGTGCCAATCCGTTCGCAACCAATACTACGACCAACACCACAATTGATGGTGTAGCGTACACCACGGTGACTGTTACTGATGCTACAACTGGCTATACGGCTGGCGATTACGTTGACTTCTACAACGCGCCTACTGTTCGCGGTGTCTCGCTCACAGGTAGTTTTTTAATTACCACTGCTACCGTGGGTAGCTTTACCATACTTGTCCCCGGCACAGCCGCATCTTCTGGTACAGGAGGCGGCACAGGTGTGTACGCTTTTTTTGAGATTGATACTGGCCCTGAGTACGCTGTACCGCTTACTGGTTGGGGCGCTGGCACTTGGGGTTCTGGCACTTGGGGTGTTGGTGTTACGGGCACTGACCCTGTGCGTTTGTGGAGTCAGTCCAACTTTGGTGAAGACCTGATCTTCGGCCCTCGCGGGGGCGGTATCTACTACTGGGATGCTTCAACAGGATACCGGACAACTACTTTTACGGTCACAATTGCCAGCCCTGCGGTGGTGACGTTTACCGTTACGCTTCCTAACAATACAGCCGTCCAACTTCTGACCACAGGCGCACTGCCGACTGGTCTGGTTCCCGGCACTGTGTACTATGTAATCAACGCCAGTGGTACTACATGTAATCTCTCAGCAACCGCTGGTGGTTCGGCTATCACGACCACAGGCACACAATCTGGCACGCACTATTTGTCAACTCGTGGTATCAACGTAGCCAACCTCGCTTACGCCTCTGACGTGCCGATCAAGCAGAACTTCATCACCATTTCGGACATCAACCGATTTGTGTTTTGTATGGGGTGCACTGAGTACGGCTCCTCGACGTTCAACCCCATGCTGATTCGCTGGGCTGACCAAGAGTCTGTAACGGACTGGACGCCGAGCGCCACGAACCAAGCTGGCTTTTTGCAACTCTCGCACGGCTCACAGATTGTGACCGCTATCCAGTCACGGCAAGAGATTTTAATTTGGACAGACTCGACGATCTACTCGTTGCAGTACGTAGGCGCTCCTGTTGTGTGGAAGGGTGACCTCGTTGGTGACAACATCTCTATCGCTGGTGAGAACGCCGTGGCTTACGCCAACGGTATCTCTTACTGGATGGGCGTGGACAAGTTCTACAAGTACGACGGGCGCACGCAGACCATGCGTTGTGACTTACGCCAATACATCTTTAACGACATCAATGCTTCGCAGTTTGATCAAGTGTATGCAGGTACAAACGAGGGCTTCAACGAAGTCTGGTGGTTCTATTGCTCGGCGGATTCTGAACAGATCGACCGTTACGTGGTCTACAACTACGCCGATGACATCTGGTACTACGGCAACATGGCACGTACTGCATGGCTGGATTCTGGGCTGTCCACAACTCCGATTGCCGCTACGTACCTCAACAACTTGGTGAACCACGAGACTGGTTACGACGACGATGCCTCTGGCACCGTTGCGCCGATTGAGGCGTCAATTACTTCTGCGCAGTTCGACATCGACGATGGTGACAAGTTCATGTTTATCTACCGCATGTTGCCTGACGTGACGTTCCGCAACTCGACCGCCGCAAACCCCGCAATCACCATGACGCTGTATCCGTTGCAGAACTCGGGTTCTGGTTACAACGATCCACTATCTGTGGGTGGCTCTAACTTTGCTGGTGTCACGCGCACCGCCACGGTACCTGTTGAAGAATTTACTGGGCAGGTGTTTGTACGTATTCGTGGTCGTCAGTTAGCGATCAAGGTATCGTCGGAAGCGTTGGGCGTTGCATGGCAACTTGGCTCCCCCCGTATTGACATTAAGGCCGATGGTCGCCGAGGTAACTCATGAGCCGCAACCTGCTCAACCAAGTAGCCCCACCAGCACTGCCACTGGCGCGGGATCAATACGACCGCCCGTACCAAGATCAACTCAACAACATTCTGAGGCTGTACTTCACACAGTTGAACGCTGTTGTCAATTTATTGCAATCGCCCCCTACGTATCTCGTAGCAGATTTACCAAGTGCCGCAGATGCAGGGGTAGGAGCAAGATCATTCGTAACTAATGCAACTGGCCCCACGTTTGGGGCCACAGTCGTTGGAGGGGGCGCTGTCAAAGTGCCCGTGTACTCGGACGGCACAAACTGGAAAGTAGGCTGATATGGCAGAACAAGAAAAACCAATGGACGCGCAAGAGCAACAGCAAATCGTTCAGATTGCGCTGGACTATTTTAAAAAAGAAACAGGTTCAGACGAGAAAGCTCAAGAGCGGTTGGGGCAACTTGCCGCCATCGTAAAAGATGAGGGTGCCAAACTTGTGCACCTTGGAAACGTGTTGTTCCTCATCATGGTTCGCGGTAAAGGAATTGTTGAGATTCACACAATTGGCACCGAAGCCCAGCCACGCATGTTGGCTGATGATTTTAAAAAACTTGCGGACTACCTCAAGAAGATTGATGTCAAGACCGCTTACACCTACACACCAGATAACAGGTATGGACGCCTTGCGCAAATGACGGGTCTTCCTGTGAAGACGTTCAAGATTGAGGTCAAGGGTAAGCCCATGACCGCCTACGTGATGGAGTTCTAATATGCCAGCCGCCGCACTAGTCATTGGCGTTATCGCCGTCGAAACCGGAGTAGCCGCCGTAATTGGTAGCGCAATTGTTGGCACGCTCACAACCGCAACTGTCTCAACCGCAGTTGCTACTGCAATTGGCTCGGGTGTCATCTCGGCTGGTCTATCAGTAGCACAAGGTGCGACCGTTTCGCAAGCACTTAAAGGGGCAATTGTAGGAGGTGTTACCTCGTATATTGGTGCGTCTATTGCTGGAGAAGTCACCAAGTCTATTACCACCGCCGCCACTGAAGCCGGATACACCTCGATTGCAGGAAGTATCGGTAAAGTTGCTGGTGCTATGGCTGGTGGTGGCTCTCAGGCCGCACTGGGCGCAGTGATCAGTGGCAAGGGCGACCCAATCAAGGCGTTGATTACTGGTGGTCTGACCGCTGGTTTGACCTCTGGCGCAATGATAGGCGTCAACGAGGTCACTTCAAGAATTCCCGGGTTCAACGACCTAGCAAAAGATTACGGCGCGGCAGGTGCCGCTACGCAACGCGCAGTGAACGCAGGTTTAGCCGCTGGTGTTTTGGGTAAAGACACCGACAAAGCAGTCGTCAACTCTGTACTAAAAAGTATGCTCAGTACAGGTGCCGATTACGTCAAGACAGGTCTTAAAGACGGTAGCGAGGCGCTACAAACCGCTTACAACAACGCCATCAAAACAGGCGAAGCGTTAGACAGCAACGCCAAACGCCAAGATGAAATTGTCAAAGACTACAACAGTAGTGCAGAAGCTATTGAAGCCAAGCGTCAGGCAATTCAAGCCGACCTCGACATGTATAACGAGAAGAAGGCACTTTACGAGGAAGGGGAAATTGGCGTAGAAGAAGTCAACAAGTATGCTGAACGTGTCAACCTTGCAATCCCCGGATACGAGGAAGAACGCGCCAAAGTTGAGACAAAACTTACCACCTTGTCCACTGAATTGGACACACTTAAAACTCAAATTCCTGCGCTTGAGCAGACGCTGGCACAGCAAAAAGCTACGCTGGACACCTCAGTTGCCGACTTCCAAAAACAAGAAGAAGCCAACGCACAACACGTTGCCAAAGTGTTTAACGACACCGTAGCGGCTAAGACTGAAGTTGAGCAAACCCTTGGTGCGCCACTCACCCAAGAACAACTTGATGCGTTTGTTGCCACGGGCGACGTAAAAACCGCCGCCAGAGATTACATGGACATCAAGACGACCGACTTGGCAGAGGCTCAAGAAGCCGCGCTCAAAGAGGGCTACCGTTTTGATCCAAACGACCCCGAAATGGTTGCTCGGTTTACAGGCGTTAAGGATGAAGCCGAGACATTGGCGGCGGTGCGCTCGTTTGCTGATGCACGTGCTACCACGATGCAAGAAGCCACTGATTTGTACACCCAAGCGTACACCGACATCTATGGCCCTGATGTAGATGTGCCCCCACCCACTGAAGAAGACTTGTTGGCGTTCATGCCACAAGTTCCCGTTGATGTATCAAGCATACCTGAAGGCTATCAGAGCGTAGCCGAAGATGTTGTCAAAGGTCGCATCCAAGATCAGTTCTCACAGAACCTTGGGTTTGATGATTACCTTGATCGCACCGAAGCGCAAGAGGCACTTGGAGAAGAACGCCCTGATGCCGCCACTTGGCAAGAGTACGCTGGTACTTCAGGTATTGTAGATGCGGGTGGGGATGACGTTTTTCAGACAAGCGTCAAGGCAGGTGACAACGTAGCCGCGACTCGTAGCTTGACTCCAGCTTATCAGCCTGATGCTGACCAAACTGGAACTGACTTTGGGTTTGACCAGACTGATCAGTTTGACCCCACAGATTTTGGACTGGCACAGACAGATCAGCCTACTGGTTATGACTTAGCACAGCAAGACACGTTTGACACAACCGCCACTACTACGCCCGACTTTGGCGTTTCGCAAACTCAAGCTCAAACCACAGGAGATGACCAGTTTGGGTTTGAAACCATAGGCGATCCTGACTATTTGTTTGGTAGTCCTACTGTTTCCGACTTGGGTATTGCCACTGGCTCTACCACAGGTCAAGCCGCCGAAGATACTGGCTTGGCTGACCTTGGACTAGGTACAACTACTGAGGGCACTCAGGGTGACTATGGCGTTGCTCAGACTGACACGATGCTGACAAACCCTGAGTTTGACCAGCAAGTAGCTGGCTTTGATGCTCAAGATTATCTGGGCACCCAGCCAAGTCAAGATGTTGGAGACATTGGGGTGCAGACAGCGGCGTACAGCCCGACGACCACCCTGACCGATGTGGGCGAGCCTACCGATGTGGGTCTTCGCAGTCTACTTACCCAGCAAAGAGGCGGTACATCCGCTATGGCTGACGACACCACAGAAACACCCACAACCCTTGCCGGACAGAATCTGGCAACCGATGAGGCACAACAAGATCAGACGCAACAGGCTGATACAAAAGTTGCTGACTCCACATTGACAACGGGTGCTCCAGCCGGGACAATCACAGAGAAGATATTGGGTGAAGACGCTGACCAAGATGTACCCGCAGATTCCCTCACTAGCAAGTACTTTAACGAGGACAAAAAGGAGGGCGAAGATGCCGATTCACTCAGCGCAACATCTCTTACAAGAGGGTTTAATTACACCGCGCCTCGTCCAACCGATGAGATTGTGCGAGGTTCGTCGATTGCAAACTTGAATAGAGATGATCTTGACTCATTCCTCTCGCCTCTGCGCACCAACACTACGTCCTTAACTACTGGACAGGACACACCATTAACCAACGCCGCCACACAAGGAACTGCTATGGATGAAGATAATTTTGACTGGGACTCATGGGATCGTGCAGTCGAAGACTACGTGCAACAATACGATGCTTCCCGAGCTTCCCAAGGTGATTCTGACCCTGATGCAAATGGATCGGTTGGAGGCGATAGCTCTGGAGATGGCGTACTGCGAACCCCCGGTGGTGTGGATGAGAGTTTCCTCGACCGCTTGTCTCCCGAAGAGCGTGAGCGGTATCTTGCCATGCAAGACCCCGACTACGTTAGTCCGTTGGCAGGACTTGCACCCCAAGACCTTGGTATCTCGCAACAGAACATTGACTCGTTCAATGAAAACTTCAACCCCGCAGGTGGCTTTAGCAGTGGCTGGCAAACCGTTGGCACCAACCGTGTGTTTATTAACGACGATGGTACGGCTTCCGTGCTTGACCCAACCACAGGTGGTTCGTCTTACCTCACCAAGGAACAAGTTGATGCGTTGGTTGCCAACGGCACCCTCAACAGCGCCGCTTCTGGCTATGTTGCCGCAACAGGTGGTTCTGGTAACAGAGCAGGTGGTTCTGGCCCCGCTGGAGGCGGTGGTGGTAATAAGGGCGGTGGTGGCGGTGGTGGCGGTGGTAAGTCCACAACTGACAAGATCATTGACAAAATAGTTGATACTGCAACCTCTAAACGTGGACTTGCCACGATTGCTGGCGCGGTGCTTGGCCCAGCTATCGCCCCCAAGGGTATCAACCCAATGGGACTGCGTAGCCTTCAAGCTGGTTCAGGACAACAGATGGTTCAGACTGGTGCCAAAGGCACGGGTGGTAAGGGTGGCGTGCGCTACTTTGAAAAGAAGGCGGGTGGCGGTGCAATCGACGGCTACGCTAAAGGTGGTGGCCTCGGCTACCTTAAATCCGCACATGACGGTATGGCTGACCAGATCAATGCTACTATCGACAACAAGCGCCCTGCCAAATTAAGCGGCGGCGAGTTTGTAATTCCTGCGGATGTGGTCTCGCATCTTGGCAACGGTAACTCCGAAGCAGGTGCCAAACAACTGTACGAGTTGATGTCACGTATTCGCAAAGAACGCACGGGTACTCCCAAGCAAGCCAAGCAAGTCAATCCGAAGAAATATCTTCCACGATAAGGAGCAAGCATGGCAACTATTGCAACAGGATCGGTTGAGAATACCGTATCAGACTGGGCGGCTCCGGTAGTAGGCGGCTTAATTGGTGCGGCGGTTGATACCGCTGGTCAAGACTATCAAGTCTATGGCGGTAACAAGGTCGCAGACACTTCTACCCTTCAGAACAGTGCTTTTACAGGCATTGGCGGTCTTGCGGCACCACAAGCGGTGACCGATGCTACGACCAACTTGGGTAGTGTTTACAGCAGAGCATCTACGCAACCTGCATATACAGGTACAACGATTGGTAATCAATTCACTGCCCCGGCAGCGTACTCTCCCACTACACAAGGTAACACGTATGGTGGTGTTGGAGCATACTCACCAACTACGCAAGGCAATCAGTTCGGTGGTGTAGCTGACTTCCAAGCAGGTCAGTTCACGGCTGGGTTCAATGCACCTCAAGCCTACACAGGTGGCACCTTCAATGCGGGTACTGTTTCCGCAGGTCTTGGCGCACCCGGTAGTGTTGAAAGCTACATGAATCCCTACCTGCAAAACGTAGTGGATGTTCAAGCACGTGAGGCTCGTCGTCAAGCTGACATTCAGCGTGCCAACGATGCAAAGAAATTTCAAGGTGCTTTTGGTGGTGGTCGTCAGGCTTTGTACGAATCCGAAAATCGTCGCAATCTGGCAACTCAGGTAGGTGACATCCAAGCCAAAGGTTCGCAAGCGGCCTATGACGCCGCACTCAAACAACGTCTGGCTGAAGCCGAGCAGTACCGTCTTGGTTCCGAGTCTACTGCCAAGCTGGGCTTGGAAGCTCAAAAGTATGGCGAAGATTCTCGCCAGTTTGGTGCCAAGCAGGGGTTAGCTTCTGCGGAACTCGCCGCCAAGTATGGTATGGACGCACAGCGTTTGGGCGAAGAGTCCCGTCAGTTTGCCGCCAAGCAAGGTTTGACTGAAGCCGAGTTGCAAGCCAAGTACGGGCAGTCTGCCGCAGATGCGGCTGAAGCCTCGCGCCAATTTGCCGCCAAGCAAGGTCTCTCCAACGCCGAGTTGCAAGCCAAGTATGGTTTGGATGCCGCACGTCTGACTGAGGAGTCTCGTCAGTTTGGTGCCAAGCAGGGGCTGACCTCTGCCGACCTTGCCGCTAAGTACGGTCTGGAAGGTTTGAAAGAATCTGAAGCCTCTCGTCAGTTTGGTGCCAATCTCGGCCTCAAGTATCTGTCTGAAGCAAACCAAGCCGCGACCAACATGGGCAACATCGGGGTCAACAAAGCCAACTTTGATCTTAACCGTCTTAAGACGATGGCTGACATGGGCGCTACTCAACGTGCTATTGACCAAGAAGGTCTCACTTCTGATTACGCTGACTTTATTGCTCAACGCGATTGGGATAAGACTCAGCAGAAGTACCTCAAGGATATGTTGTCTGGCTTGCCAATGACCACGCAGAACCAGTATGGTGAGAAGCCTACAACGGCAGAGAGCATCGTCAGTGGTGGCTTGACCGCAGATGCTATTTATCGAAAACTGTACGGCGACAAGCCATAAAGGGTAAGCCATGAGCATCGGACAATCACTTGAAGACGTACGTAAAGATTTGAAGTTAATTCCAACTCCGAATCTGATGGAGTACAAGAAGAACCCCGGCAAGCAAGCAATTGACGGAATTCCTATGGACATGTTGGCAGGTCTTGAACTTAGCCGCCGTGCCCAACTGCAAACTGAGCAAACAGCTAAGAACGCACCGAACCCGCAACAGATGCCAACGGTGATTGACTCAGAAGCTCAAAGAGCAATGGGTCTCCAGTCGCTGATGCCGCAGGGTGCTCCTCAACAAGGTGCCGCTCCACAAGCACCTCAGTTTGCTTCGCAAATGCCAGCCCCACAAGGTATGCCCCAAGGTGCTCCGCAAGGTATGCCCCAAGGCGCTCCACCGCCTCAACAGATGGCGCAAGCTCCTGCACCAACTGGCCCTCAGATGCCGATGCAACCGACTCAGCAACAGCCCAAGAAACTTGCGGCTGGTGGTATCGTCACGCTCAAAGATATGCAGGATGCGCAAGACCAAGGCGGTATGACAGGTCTCTATGGTGGTGGTCAGCCGTTGCAGATGTCATCAGATGCGGGTCAACCCTTAGAGATGATGGCAGGTGGTGGCATCGTTGCCTTCCGCAATAACGAGGATCAGCCCGTTGATGCAGATATGCCAAGCGATGAGGATGATGTGGTTGCTCGGAATACTGGCGCGGCTTTCGGTATTTACCCTAACTCGGGAGTACGCCGCGCACCTCCTCGCGCAAAAGATACTTCGACTGAAGAACAGCGCAGTGGTATGGAAGCCTATCGCCCTCGCCGCCCCACTGCCTCACAGCAGTTGGAGTACGACCGCCAAGCGGCAATGGAACAAGTTATTAAAGGAACTGATCCTGCTGACAACCTACCAATCAAAGATGTTGAAGACCCCTACGCCAAGCTGATGAAGCAGATCATTGCCCAACAAGGTAAACCTGCGGGTGGTGGCGGTGGCGGCATAAACACCAAACAGTTGCTTGCGGATTTCCGTAAGGAACTTGAGCCATACATGAAGCAGTCTGATGCTGAGAAGAACACCATCGAAGCCTATGGTGCGTTAGCAAACGCCACAAAAAACGCGCAGTCTCCTTACTTGAGTCCCGAGCAACGCCGTGATCAAGAGAAAGCTCGCCGTGCCGAGTTGGATGCTGAGATTGCTCCGTTCCGTCAGCAACAAGAAGCCATCCTTGCCAACCAAGAAAAACGCATTGGTGACCGTTTTGGTCAGAAGGCAATTGACGCACAGTTGCGCATAGGCTTGGGGGGTTTGTCGGGTAAGAAACTTGCGGTTGCCGCAAACGAAGGTTTGGATTACTACGACCGTATCTCTCAACTTGAAGACGCCGCCAAAGAGAAGTTGGAGAGCGCACGTCTAAACATGATCAACGCACGTCTGCAAGATTCGCAAGGTAACCGTAAGGAAGCCGAAGAGTATGTTCGCCGTGCTGAGAAAGACAAGGCCGATGCTCAATCGTTTGAGATCAACAAACTCAAACTTACCGCCGATGCACTCAAAGGTGGTGCTGACGTTGAGATGAAGCGCGACAAACTTGCGGCTGGTCTGGAGTCCGGCCTAGGCCGTATGGGTATGCAGATTGAGCACGGCAATCAAATGGCTGGCGCACGTGCAGATGTTGCCAATGCCCAGAACCAAGTACGTCTCTTGGGTCTGATGGCTAACATTGAGCGCGATCGTGCCAAGGCAGGTCAAGCAGGTCTGCCTACCCTCCAAGAAAAAGTGGCGGTTCAAAAACTTGTTGACCCTATGTTCTCTACACCGAACAGCCCAGCGGTCATTGACGCACTGCGTAAGCACCCTCAAGGCGCACAATTACTTGCCGATCTTCAACGTGATCCTAAGTTGTTCATGTCGAATCCTCAGATTCGCACTATCATTGAGCAAGCCAAGGAAAACTACATAACCAACTTCCGTCGCGGCACTCGCACGGGGGGCGGTATTCCTACTATGGATCAAGTTGAAGCTGGGATGCAATAATGCGCGTTGTCAACATACCTAACTATGGGCCTGTCTCGTTTCCTGATGGAACGCCTGATGAAGAAATCAACGCTCGCGTGGCGAGGTTCATGGCGGCTCAACAGCAGAAGCAAGAATACACGCCTGATTACCGTGACCTAGGAATAGGGCAACTGGTATCTGGCGGCTTCAAACGAGCCGCCTCTTCGTTAGGTAGTACGGTCACTGATCTTCTCCCCGCTCTCGGGGGCGCGATGGTCGGCAACGATAAGTACGCCAGAGAGCAACTGGCTGAAGCCGCTGAGAAGCGGCGACAAGCTGAACTTGCCAACCCCACTGGATACAAGTCGTACAAAGATGTGCGTGGTTTAGGTGATGCGGCTGGCTTCGTGGCTGAGACTGTTGGTGAACTTGGCCCAGACATTCTTGGGCTACTCACCGGAGCAGGTGTTGGTGCGTCCGTAGGTAAACGTATTGCCACAAAAGGTGTTGAAGAAACAGCAGGCAAACTTGCCGTAGAGTCACTCGCTAAAAAAGGTTTGACAGGTGAGGCACTGGATGCCGCCGCCGCACAGGTCGGTAAGGATGCAGTTGAAGCCGCCGCTAAGAAGGGTGCCGCACGTGGCACCATGACTGGTTTGTATGGCTCTTCGGTTGGCCTGAACGCCCCTGATACGTTTCAGAACATCTTTGAGAAGACTGGCAACCTAGAACCCGGCATTGCCTTGGCGTTCGGCGCGGCGCAGGGCGTACTGGATACGTACTTGCCAAGCAAAATCTTGTCGCAACTCGGCTCCGCAGGGCGGGATCGTTTGGCTGGTGAGATCGTCAAGCGTTCATCGCTGATCCCTGATTCGGCAAAAGTTGCCGTTGCCAAAGAGCTTGCCAAAACAACCGCAGGTGAGGCAACAACCGAAGCCCTACAAGAAGCACTCGGCATCCTTGCCGAGAAGACCGCTGGTGCCAAGGGTGACTTCCTCTCTTCCGAGAACGTAGACCGTTTACTGAACTCAGCAATCAAGGGCGCAATCGGTGGTGGTACGTTCGGTGCTCCCGGCGCAATCGTAGAAGGTCGCCGTTCTGCTCAACTTCAGCGTGAAGAAGCTGATCGCCGTACCGAGGCAGAAGGTCAACCCCCTGCACCTCCTACTGGTGGAACACCCAAGGTTGACTACAACGTCCCAGCGTACATGCGCCGTGCGGGAACACAGACAGATATGTTCCAAGGCGAGCTTGATAAGGCTCGCGGCTTCGGCATGGATGAAGTTGCCAAGGCTACACCTGATAGTAAGGGTGCCACATACGCTGAGTCTGTTGAAGCCGCCAAGCTCAAACTTAAATCCAAGGGCACATCGTCCCTGACTGCTGACGAACTTAATCTTCTGCGCAGTGAGCCTGACACTGAGATCGGCACCTACGACGAAGGTCGTCAGATGTCCTTGTTTGAAGACACAGGCGAGAAACGTGCCAAGCGTCAAGCAGAAGTTGAAGAGTCATTCAAGAGTGCCGAGCCTGATCTACTAGGCGATGTCCTACCTCCAACTGAGCAAGAGGCTTCGCTTGAACCCGTACCTGATCCACGTGTTGAAGCGTTGATTGAGAAGGTGCGCCGCCGTGAAGCGTTGGCACCCGATGAGATTGCACTCTTGCAAGGCCGTGTTGAAGAAGCTCCCATCTCTGCTGATCCGCGCCAAGGCGCGTTGCAGTTTGCCGCACCTGCCCCCGAAGGTCGTGGGTTCCGCGAAGAGCCGTTCAACACACAGATGCCTGACCAACTCCAAGAGAAGGTCGGGCGTGACAGCGCGTTCCGTCAAGCCGAGCAAGAAGCCGCCGCACAGAAACAAGCTGAGACCGTAGCCGCTGAGAATCAGCGTCAGCTACAACTTGCCGAGCCACCTGCACCTCCCGCTCCTCCTGCACCTGCTCCTCGCGAACAGGTACAAGAGTCGTTCCCCGGCATGGGTGTGCGCTATGGCGACAAGGTGCGTGCCAACCAAGAAGCGGCAAGAGCCGAAGCGACCACTAACAAGACCCCAGATGCCGTATCTGGGGTCGTATCGCAAGACATGCTGACAGGTTTTGGTGTGTTACCCGCCGCTCCGCTGCGCAAACGTCTCGTAGGTAAAGATTTGTCCAACCCGACTGACAGGGCACAGGTTCAGCGTGAGCTTTCCGCATACGCCAAGAACGAAGCTGTTCCCCCTGAGTCCCGTGAAAAGGTTAATCAGTTCTTGCAGTCTCCTTTATTCATGGAACAAACTGCGATGTTTGGGCCGAAAGGTGGCGCGACTGCCGCCGCCACCAGAAAGGAGACCCCCCGTGTTGAACTCAAACCTATCGAACCTGTCCCTACCATTACTGGAGAGGGCGTTTCAGTTCCTAGCCGACCCGCAGAGCCAGAAGCCCCCGCAGGAACTCCTGCACCTAGAAATGGGGGAGTGGATGTATCTACAAGCGGTACTGGACAGACTGGAGTACGAGCGGAGCCGAAGCAAGGAACACTGAAGACCGTTAAGTTTGAGCCTGTGGCGTTGGTTACGCCCAAGGTTGAGACCAAAGCTAAAGCCAAAGCCAAAGCCGAGACCCCTAGTGCTGACGAGCAAGCTGATCTGCAAGCTGAACTTGATGCTGAGATGGGTCAGAAGACAGAAGTCAAAGCTACGAAGCCCGAAGTCAAAGTTGAAAAGTCCAAGGCTGAGAAGCCCGAAGTCAAGGCTGAGAAACCCGCTGAGAAACCCAAGGCCGAGAAGCCTGTGGAAAAGCCTGTGGAGAAAGTCGAGCCTAAGAAAGAAGCCAAGGCTGAAAAGCCCGCAGAAAAATCTGTGGGTAAGTCAGAACCCAAGAACGAACAGAAAGACGTGCCCGAAGATATTGGGGAAGTCAAAGTCTCGCAAGCACGTGCGGGAAGTTTGTTTGAGCGCATCAAGGCCGAGGGCTACGGCATCGAGAAGAACGATGTGGATGCCAAGGATGTCAACCGTGCCACGTTGCTCAAGGTCGGCAGAACCAAACTGACTGCCACTGCACAAGCCGCTAAGTTGTATTTCAGCAAGGTGCCTCGCGTTGTGGATGCCATGCGCAATATCGCGTTCGATGTGGTCTACGACACGCCTCGCTTCCGTCGCGGTAGCGAATCAAAAGCTGAGTCTGACTTCTTCCAAGGCATGAACGGTGAGAACGCCAAGCTCGCGTTTGACTGGATACGTGCAAACATGTCGAGCGAAACCAATGCACAACTGGACAAACTTGTTCAGGAGTATGAGCGTCAGCAACGCATGACAACAGATGAGGCATTGGTGCAGTTGTTCTCGGACGCCTTTGCTGGCAAAGAGACCGTTGATGCAACCATCCAGTCTTACATAGATGCCCAAAAGGGTGAGACCAAGAAGATCAAACTTGACGCTGTACAGAGCGCGGGTTTACCCTTGCACCCCTCAGTCGTTGCGGCTTTGAAGGGTAATGATGTGCAAGGTGCTCTGCGCTTGTTGGCGGCAAGCACTGAAGGCCCAATCTCTCAAACTGCCTCGGCGCTGATCAAAGCCAAGATCACATCAAAAGTTGTTGTTGAGAAGAATCTCACCGATGAGAATGGTGTACGTGTCCCCGGCTACTACGATCCGAAGACTGACACCGTATATCTTGATGCTGAGTTAGGCTTGAACCCACACGTGCTGTTCCATGAACTTGGACACGCCGCAACATCTCACGTGATTGAGAACAAGGCACACCCCTTGACAAAACAACTTACTCAGTTGTTTGATGACGTGAAGGGTTCGCTGGACACTGCATACGGCTCAACAAGTTTGGATGAGTTCGTTGCCGAGGCGTGGGCCAACGAAGAGTTCAAGGGCAAGCTCAACTCCATCAACCCCAAGGGCGAGAAGATCACTGCATGGCAACGCTTCACCAACGCGATTGTCAACTACTTCCGCAAACTCATGGGCAAAGAGACCAAGGGTATTGAGAGCGCATACGATGTGGCAGACCGCCTCATTCAAGCCATCTTGTCCCCTGCACCCGAGGGTCGTAATGGCCCGATGCTCTACGCCGCCGTGGTCAATCCCAAGAATCCAATGTTGGCAAACTGGCTCGACCAAGGTGTTGAAGTCGCCACGAAGTTAGGTGTACCTCCACAACTTGCCGCCAAGACGCACGAGTTCCTCAAGAACTCCACAAGCGGTGTGGCTAACAACATGTTGTTGTCCACGTTGCCACTGCATGCACTGTCGGATGTTGCCAAGAAGTACCTGCCTAGAGCGGTCGATGTTGACCGTCTTGTTAACGAGAAGTCCGGTGACGAGTACGCACGTACTCAACGCATCGAACCTGTGATCAACGAAGCCGAACGCTGGGCAAAGGCCAACCCACAGTTGCTCGACAAGTTCAACCGTATCGTCTATGACAGCACGACCAACGAGGTTGATCCGTCTGTTCCACGTGAAACGTACGAGAAGATCAAGGACAAGGAAACCCGCGAGGCCAAGCTCAAAGAGTGGGATGCCATGCAAGCGGATTGGAAGAACCTTGGCCCCGGAGGTCGTCAGGTGTACACACGTATGCGTGATACCTACGCCGCCATGTACGAAGATGTCAAGAAGGCCATCGGTGCCAAGATTGACTCTGCCACAAGTGCTGACACTGCCAAGAAAATCAAGAACGAAATCTATGCCAAGCTCGCAGAGCGTGGACATGTATCGCCTTACTTCCCACTGACACGTAATGGTGACTACTGGTTGTCGTACACCGCCAAAGACGCACGGGGTCAGCCTGACTTTTATGTCATGGCGTTTGAGACCGAGTACGAGCGCAGTCGAGTAGAGGCGCAGTTGAAAGCGGGTAAGACTGAAAAAGAACTCAAAGAGATGGCGATCCGCGCGTACAAGAACATCGGCGAGATCAGCTACAAGGATGTACCACCTACTTCATTTGTGAATGGCGTGCTCAAGACGCTCGAAGTCAACAAGGTTGATGAGAAGGCGCGAGAAGAAGTAATGCGCCTGTTCTTGAACACACTGCCTGAAACATCTTTTGCGCAAGGGTTCCAACGCCGCCAGAACCGCCTTGGATTTAACCGTGATGCCATCCGTGCGTTCCGCGAGAAGTCCATGAGCATGGCTCGGCAGTTAAACAACATGACCTACGCTTCCAAATTAACTGATCTGCGTGATCAGTTGAGAGCCGATGTCAGGGCACTGGGTCAGACCGAAGACAACCGTGTTGCCGCCGAGTACTACGATGAATTGAAGCAACGCATCAACTTTGCGATCAGCCCAACGACCAACACAGCAACTCGCATACTGTCGTCAATTGGCTTTAACTACTTGCTCGGCTTCAACATCTCCTCTGCCGCTGTCAACTTAACGCAGGTTCCCCTGATCGTGTTGCCATATCTCGGCGGTAAGTACACCTACGGTGATGCAAGCAAAGCAATCCAAGAGGCGTACAAGATGTATGCCCGAAGTGGTTTTGACCGCAATGTGACCATCATGTCCAAGGAAGGCGATAAAGATGTTCAGGTGAATGAACGTGCAATGCCAGCACTGGACAACTACGACTTTGCCGCACTTGATGCCAAGAAAGATGCGCGTACAAAACGACTGGAGACCCTTGCCGAGGAAGCCTCACGTGCGGGTCAACTCAACCGCTCCATGTTCTATGACGTGTTGGAAGTTGATGGAAGCAAGAACTTCTTCTCTGTGTTCAACGGTGCATCCAGTTTTGCTTTCCATCATGGTGAACGCATGAACCGTCAGGTGACGATGATTGCCGCCTACAACCTTGAACTCGATTCAATAGACGGCAAACTTAACAAACGTGTTGACCCCGACAGCACGGAAGACACGCGCACGTTCAAGGACTTGAGTCAGAAAGAACGTGAGCAGTACGCCGCTCGGCAAGCCATCTACACAACCGAGATGACCAACGGCGGTACCACTGCCGCATCTGCCCCTCGTATTGCTCAAGGGGCTTGGGGTAAGGTGCTCTTCATGTTCAAACGGTATGGTGTGCAGATGTACTACATGCTGTTCAAGATGACACGTGAGATGTTGCAAAAACAAGACCCCGTGGTCAGAAAGCAAGCCATGAAGCAACTTGCTGGTGTGTATGGCACTGCGGCAATCTTCTCTGGCTTACAAGGCTTACCGCTGTTTGGCGTTGCCGCCATGATCTACAACATGTTCAGGGATGACGATGAAGAAGACTTCGGTACCGCCACACGTGCCTACATGGGGGAACTTGCGTACAAAGGTGTGGTCAATCAACTGACCAACCTTGACATCGCATCGCGTGTTGGTTTGGGTGATCTAATCTTCCGCGAAAACAAAATGTCGTCAGGCTCAGTATCGCTTGCCGAGACGCTCGGTGAAACGCTCGGTGGCCCTCTGTATGGCATCGGAACCAAAATTTATCGTGGTGTGAACATGATGTTTGACGGTGAAGTCATGCGCGGGTTTGAGACCGCACTGCCAACCGCCACAGGTAACCTGTTGAGGTCGTACCGATTCGCTACCGAAGGTGCTAATACTCTGCGTGGCGACCCCATCGTTGGAGACATTGCGGCTGGAAACGCATTTGCACAACTCTTTGGTTTTGCACCCGCTAATTACACCAAGCAGTTGGAGATCAACGCAACCATCAAAGGCATCGACAAGTACGTCAACGAGACTGCAACAAAATTGCGCCGCCAGTACAACATCGCTGACAGGACGTACGACTTTGAGAAACAGATGGACGTGCGTGAGAAGTTGGAGAAGCTCTACGCCAAACACCCCTCCCTTGGAGACTTGGATACTTCTCTTATCAAGTCAAAGGCGGCGTTTGAAAAGCAGACACCGTTGATGTACAACGGCATCACCATCAGCCCGAAACTGCGTGACGAACTACTTGAGTTGGCGGCAGATTTGGAAGACTAAGAGAAAAAACTCCCCGCACTAGGCGGGGAGGGAACTTCTCAAAGGAGAGGGAGATGAAACGACGGCAACTGCAATCACCGTCACCGTGACTGTATCACACCACTCTCCAAAAGCGAACCCCTAATTTTCCTGCTTCAATCCGCTCGGCATGGGTTAGCTTGATTTCACGAAGCTCTGCTTCCCGTTGCATCTGTCTGATAAGTTTTGACAGGTTTAACGCAGGTATAAATACCGATGCGCCAACAGGAAACAGGCTCCACCGTACCTTGATTTCAACCCCATCAGGGTTAATCGGCTTGCTGTACGGCTGTGGGAAGATTGATTGAGACATGCGCCGCCGCCAAGGTTTGCTCGACTTCATCCGACATGAACTCGGAACAGTCAATGACCAGTGCATCACTGGGAGGTAAGTTCATGTGTGTTCCCTTGCCCATGCGCACCTTCTTCATCACGGCGCGGGTCTGACCTGTCTTCAAACTTTCAACGAACGTCTGATAGTTGATCTGCTGTTTGTTGCACCACTCACGCAGTGGCTTGGGCAACAGATACATCTTCTTCACGTCATACTCATACCGAGCCACCAGCGAGATGCGCGGCGAAGCATCAGGAATAATTAAATGCTCCAGTGCATCGCTTGCGTTGCGAGCATCGTCAGTGCTCTTGATACGCAAGATGTTGTTGTAGTTCTCGGCGAGAAAACTCGTCAAGGTGTCTTCAAGGGTGCCGCTCATTGTTTCAATCTCCTGTTTTGCTTTCTGAATTACACCAATCAACCACGTCACAACATCTGATATTTTGTATTGGATCAAACCAAGGCGTTTGGCAACAAGCAGTCCGGTGATTGCCGATGCCGCTTGCACTGACCAAAAGCGGTGAGGTTGCGACAACCCTGCCGCTATATCAATACGTTCTTGTGTTTGCAGAAAGAGCGTACGGCACTCATCCATATTGGCAATAACGTACTGCATCAGTGGGATGCAAGCATGTCCGTAGTGTGCGTACAAGTTACGGCTCAAAACATCTGTCTCGGCTTTGGTGTCAAAGTGAAACTTCTGTGCCTCGTACTCCAACACGCGAGTAGCCTCGGCCTTGGGGATTGCCTTATACATACGAACACGTGCTAGTAAACTCGTGTTCCCTGTGCTGCACGCATTTGTGTGCCACGTCTCTCCACGTGCACGTTCCATGTTGGCGTTCTGACTCTGCCGATTCCTCTGCATACCGCCAGTCAGTTGGTACAGAAAGTCACTCGCTTCTTTTGGATGCACGTTGGTCATCTCGTCAATCGGCAAGAAGATGTTCTTGTACAACTCAGCGCGGTTCATCTTGGACGCATGGGTATCAACTTCACGAAGAAGAATCAACTCAGGGTTACCCCAAATACTTGCACCCGCCATCATCGCTGTGGTCTTGCCAAGTCCGGGGTCTTGACTGTAAACGTGAAAGAGTGAAGCGCACTGCGGTACGAACTGCATGAACGGTGAACCGAACGATAGCCCAAGAATGTACTGGTGCAACTCCATACCATCGCGGTTGTAGAAGTCAGCGATCTCTTTCCAACCATCCAACGTGCCCTTGCTTTGAAACAGAGGAAACATGCGGACAGTAGAACTGGACGGAGGATTGTGATCCACACGGTCAGCCCGTATTTCTTTGCTACCAACAACAAACGCAGACATCTGCTCGTCTACCCAACCAAACTGCCGTCGGGCCTCATCAGCTTGTGTAGTTGCTTGCAACTTGTTTACCCATGATGCGGTGTATGACATAAGTTCTTCCATCTTGATTACGGCAACGCCATGCGCCGCCATGTGTTTGCGAAACTCGTCCTTACTCAGGATCGACGCTAATGGAACGGTGAACTCACGCACCCCATCTTTAGGGAGGTGCAGTCGCATGACAACTGCCTCACCAACATCAGGATCACGCAGTCGTCTTACGACATAGAAGTCGTTGTGATAAATCGGCACCTCTATTGGGTCACCTTCCTTGTTCTTCATGCGCTTGAAAATACCGCCTGTCTTTCCACGGAAGAAAGGCTCGGGGTACTTCGGAATGATGTAGGTCTGCTTGGGTACGTCAACATGCAACTCGGGAACATCTTCCACAATGTTGTCTGCTTCGGTAGCTTCCTGCACTTCGCGTCCGAGCACGATAGGTGACTTGAACTTGCCACGGTGCTTGCAGTCTTTGCACACGTTGGGACTGAACTCGTCAAACTTGTCGCACGTATATGGCCCTTTGATCTGCGCCGCTTTTGCTTCGGTTGTATCAGGGTTGTAGTCGGGGTGACCCACTGAAATTTTGTGAATCGCTTTTGCGCCATCAACGCAGAACTTTGCAACGGACAGCCCGGCCCGCCACATAGGTTCACTCAGGGTAGCTTGTTCCTCTATGACCTTTTGAATCTGCGCACAGCCACGCCCTGCGGCGGTCTTCTGCACAATCAGTTTGAATGAGTTAGAGAAACTACCCGCCAGTGCGTTTGTCACGTCATCCATGACTCGCGGCACAAAGTTCCGTGCAGTGACAGGCACTTCACCCATCAACGCCTTGAACGCTTCAAACGTGATTGGCTTGCTCGGCTCACCGAGAATCGCCACAGGCGAAGGGGGATCGTCTTTGAAGTTGAATGACTCAGGTACACGAAGCACACGTGCCTTGTCACTCGGCACTGATGTATCAATGTCGAACGCATGTAAATTACACAGTGCTTTGAATTGCTCGGCAACAACTTTCCACTCGTCTGCATCCACTGCCGCAACCAAAGGCCAGTACACATGCACCCCTCCACCCGAATCAACCAGTGTGGGACGTGGTAATTTTGTTGCTACGCAAAACTTGCGCAACTCGGCAATCGCCGCTTGCTTACTTGGGAATTCCTTCCCCTCTCGACAGTCGAGGTCAAGAAAAAATGACCGCAACTGATGCGCGTTTTCGCCCTTACGATTCTCAGCCGTTTTGAATGTGGCGAGGGCAAAGTACGCATTGAATCCTTCTTTGATGAGGTTGTCTGCCGCATGGCACATCGCCTCTATGGTAGGGTACAACTTCTGCTTCTTGATCTCACGTTTTTGTTCATCGCCGTTACCGTCGATATATGTCTCAACACGTGCGCCGAATACGCAGTAATGCCCCTCTCCACTCAGGACTGTTTCTAAAAATGTTTGTGTCTGCATGACCGCCTTCTGAAGTGGAGTGAAAGAAAAAAGGGTGCGGGAGCGACCCGCACCCTGACAAAACGATTAGTCGTCCCAACCGTCCACCAACTCACTCAGCTTTGGGGCATCAGTGTTGGCAACAGTTTTCTTGGGGGCAACTTTCGTAGGCTCTTCCACTTCTTCAACGGCAACAGTTTTCTTGGGCGCAACTTTAGCGGCGATCTTCTCGTACACAGGAGCATCTTCCTGCTTGGTCAACTCACCCATAGTGCGCACGCCATCTTTAGGCTTGATCACCACAGTCATCTTCACCGCTTCATCAGCTTCAGCAGAATTGCGCACTGCTTCCACATCGTTGTACTCTTCTTCAGTGATCGGACGCACAGGCTTAAAGATCAACTTGGGAGTCGGCGATGCAGTGTCGAAACGCATCTCAGTGATCACACCCGCAACAGGTGTGTTGTGTGCCTTCAAGTGGCGACCGTACGCTTGCAGAGGGAGCTTGCCCTTCTCGCCATCACCGAACACAGATGTTGCAGGGCAGATGACTTGATAGACTTCGCGCTTGGCGGTCTCGCCTTCAATCAACACGGCAATGCGTTGATGGAATCGGCATGCACGACCTTCACCTTGGGATGCAGACCCCTTGATGTTTTGTGGGCAGTCCATGCACTTGTTGGCTTGCTTCTGCTCTGCGGGTACAGCGGCATCAGGCGTTTGGTTGTTGCTTGACCAACATGTTGGTGAGGCGTTTTGTCCTTCGACATACGCACCCTCAAAGAAAGTGCGGTACACGTTCGGCGCGGCCTTGACGATGATCACGCCAATAGCACGGTCTTCACTCGTACGAACTTCTTTGTTGCCAAGCATCTCACGGAACACGCCGCCTTTGATGCTGATCTTGCGTTGACCCGCTTCGCCACCTGCCAGTGAGGAAGTGGTGTCATCTTCTTGCAGGTTCTTCAGGTAGGCGGGAAGCCCAGTTTTGAACAGTGTTAATTCGCTCATCTCATTCTCCTTAAACATCTTTATCAGGGTTAAAGTCCAACTCCAATTGCACGGGTGCTTTGGGGTCAGGGGTATCTGCCACAGGTGCGACAGGTTCGGGGGTAGCGTCAGCGGATACACGGCGCAAGGCCGCATCCACGTCAGCAATTTTGAAGCGGTACGTATTGCCCAACTTCAAAAAATCGGTGGTTGTTAATTTGCCAGTACGAATCCACGTGCGAATAGTGGACACGGATACCGAGTAGTACTTGGCAACGTCTTCTATCGAGACATAGGTGTTGTCGCTCATCATTCCTTCCTCACAGTGATTTGGTATTCGCTATCCACGTTAAGACCCGGTGGTAGCAAGTCGGGGTGTTCTTCTAAAAACGTCTGCATGTTGCCTTGGTGTAGGCGTTTCTCGAACAACTCGGGCACTTGGTGCTCAAGGACAAACTTGCCCATCGCTTCCCAATTGTTTGTGGTGAACCGCTTCTTAACACTGCGATAGAACAAGCCCTCGCCAGTGCGCACGGTTTCTAGATTTTGAACTTTCAGATAGTCGAGGAGTCCCGCTTTGACCTGATCCATCTGCGCGTCAATCTTCTTGACTTGCGCCTCAAGATCGGCCTTTGCCGCCCTCATTTTTAGGTAGACCTTCACGAGCTTTTCAGCGGGGATAGTCGGTGCAGTTTCACTCATCTCATCTCTCCATTTTGGTTGTAGGAACTCTCAGTATATCTCAATTTTTATGTTAGTCAAGCAATTGTTTGTAAAGATCAACAATTTGTGTGTGAATGACGTTTTTATTATCTAACATTGTGTAAACATGTTTTTCTGCGTTAGACCCAATCAAGCGAATGACGACTGTTGGATGGTGTTGCCCTGCACGATGTACTCGTGCGTTTGCTTGGGCGTAGGTCTCCAGCGAAGATGTCGGCCCCCACCACACCACCGTGTCTGCGGCAGTGAGCGTCACGCCGTGTGCGGCAGACTGCGGCTGAATGACTAGCACCCTCGGCTCGGGGGTCTCTTGGAATCGTTTGAATATCTCGGTGCGCTTGACCGCAGACACGTCTCCACGGATGATCTCGGCGGTGACCCCATCTTCCAGTAGCTTGGCGGTGATCAGGTCGATGGCATGCTTGAACGGCACGAAGACCAACACCTTGTTGTTCGCCTCGTCAATGACCTCTTTGAGCACGGTGTAGCGGTTCTTGATGTCAAACTCCACCACCTCCTTGGTGTCTGAGTAGACTGCGCCACAAGATATTTGTAGGAGCTTAGATAGGTTCACAGCGGCGTTGACCGCCGTGATCTCTTCCCCTGCCGCTTCCATGACCATGCGGTTCTTCATCAGGTTGTAGAACTTCTGTTGTTGCTTGGTCAGTTGCACCTCGCGGTTGACGTACGTCATCTCAGGCAAGTCGAGACACTCTTCCTTGGTGAAGCGGATGGCGGGTTGCAGGGAATTGAACACCGTGTCCAGTGCGGTCGGCTTGGGCACCCACTTGAACTGCGTGACCTTGTACATCACCATGTCTTTGAATGACCCAAAGAACTTGGGCACACCGAGCGGGTTGACCAACTTGGCAAGGCCGTATGCGTCCACAGGGGATTGCGCGGCGGGTGTGCCAGTCAGCATCCATAACCAAGTATCCGGTTTGACCAGTGCGTTGAGCACCTTCCACCGATTTGTTTGGGCGTTCTTATATGCGTTTGCTTCGTCCACCACAATCAGGTCAAACCCTCCCTTTTCGATGGCATCAGCCACGACTTCAACACCGTCAAAGTTGATGATGACAAACTCGGCTTGGGATTCAATGACTGCGCGGCGTTTCTCTGCCGAGCCGTGTGCGATGTCCACAGATCGGTGCATGGCAAACTTAAACAAGTCAGCCCTCCATGCGGAGTCCATGATTGATAGGGGGCAGATGACAAGCACCCTCTTGATACGCCCTTGTTTGAGTAGGTAGTCAGCCGCCCAAATGACTGACCCTGTTTTGCCTGTGCCCTGCTCGTTGAGGCAGAAGGCCCGTTTGTTTAGAGTGAGGAACGCAGAAGTTGTTTTCTGGTGGTCGAATGGCTTGTACAGCCCGGGCCAAGTGTAGTTGCGCAGGATAGGAGATGGTACGTTCTTGATCTTCAGGTTCTTCAAAACCTGCGCTTCGTCAAGCCCCCAATGCACCAACACGTTGTGTTGTCCCATCGCCCGACTCTTCGGAATAACTGCGGTAACCTTTTCGGGGTCGCGCAATTTTAACAAGAGTGCCTTGTTCTCAATGATTTCCATGTCGTTTCATCTTCTCGTTATAGGCGGCACCGTCTTGGATTCAAACCAAGCAACCTAGTCTTGTCGATCTGTGTGTACTCACCACACCGCCGATGCCATTTTCAAAACTCAATGCACGATACGCAGAAAGTGGTGTCCACTTTCTGCATACCCTGCTTGTTGGTTCCCCCGACAAAGCGTTTAGCCGAGTGCCAACTGGTGTAGTTAAAGGGTATCTAACGATGCCCCTGATCGCTCACCCACACCTTACAGCGATCAAATTGGTGTCCAACTGAGGAGAAGCACACCTGAATTTCTACCCAATGTAGCGGGTACTTTTTAGTTTGTCAACTAGGTTTTCACTAATTTTTTATGTCCGTTTCGAGCACGATTCTTGCTCGGGGATTCCAGTTTATAACCGTCCGCATTTGACCCGCCTTTGGACAACATCTTGACGTGTGATACGTCTTTGCCACTGCGGTTCACGCCCTTCTTATCAAGGGCACGGCGAGCACGTTGTCGCTCCATCCGGTCGGGGAGTTCGCCCCGCTCAACTTGTTTCTTGTACTCGTGTTTGTATGGTCTTGGTGATTTGGTGTAGGGCATCATGCTCTCCTGAAGAATACGATTGTGGTGCCGTAGTCAAGCGCGTACTCAACGGCGGCTTTCATTGGGTTGTTAGGCACCACGGTGCCGTAGTCGTCCACACAATAACTTTTGCCATAGATGGATACAAAACCGTCTCCAAAGTCAAACATCATGCTCTCCCATTGTGTGAACAACTTAACACTGGACACCACGCCTTGCACAGACCGCTCGGCTTTGGGTTCCACATATCATTATCATAAGCGGATTGCAGACGTTGGTGTTTATGTTTCCACTTGTCCCACCGCACCTCATCGGTCAGGTCAAACTGTGCCTTGGGGAAAGAATTGGCAATCACAAACAACAACCCTGCCTTGACCTTCTTGATCTCGGGGAAGTGTTTGAATACACACAGAGACATGAGTTCTAGTTGATCAGGGTCAGCGTACTTGGCGCTCTTGCCTGTCTTGTAGTCGATGACCCGCGCCTCACCCTTCTCGCGGTTGATGATCAGCAAGTCAGCGATGCCTCGGTACCACACGTTCTCATCCTTGAAACCACACGGCTCCAAGTCAGCGGTGACACCCATCTCATACTCGCACAACTTCTCCCCCTCGATGTTACGCAGGGAATCAAGTGCGCCCTTGGCAAACTTAAAGTACTCAGGGATCGGGGTGCCATCCCGCATGTATAACTCAGCGGCTTCGTGGAAACGTGTTCCATAGTTCATGGCATCACTCTCCGGTTCCACAATATCTTTAAGCACCCTCAAGTGAAAGTATTTGCGGGGGCACTGCTCAAAGAGCTTCATGCTACTGTATGACCACTTCATGTGTTTAACTCCCGCAGTGCTTTCTCAATCAGGTTGTAGAACGCCAAGTGCCCACACCCCTCAGTTTGTTTTAGGATGTGCTGATACTGTTCGTCGGATAAAGACCGCCAAGGTTTCTTGTACTCTTGAATGTCATCGTCATCAAACACCGCTCTGCGTTGTTGGGCTTTCTCCAACTCTTCAAACGCTTCGTCTTCAGGTTCTTTGATCATCTGCCACCTCTTTTAAAAAATCTAGCAAGGGCATCAGCGCATCAACCTCGTGCCGCTCTAGCCCTGCATCTTTGTGTCGGTACCGAAACCCTGCGCTACATTCGCGGATCGCTCGTGCAACCAACTGTCGTGCACGTTCACGTGAAACCCCAAAGACTTCCCCAATCTCTTGAAAAGTCTTCCCTTGGTTTCGCATACTCAACGCCACCATGCGTCTATGCGATGAGGGAACATCAGCAGTCGCCATAGGATTGTCCAACACCGCTCTCGCAGTTCACAGGTAAACCCGCCGCCCACTCAGGTGTCCACCGCATGCACTCTTCCACAAACGCTTGGGCTTCCACAACCTCTGCATCAGGAACGACACACGCAATAGCATCATGTACGGTGAGCACCACCTTGTACCGCTTCCCGATCTTGAGCATCTGCTCGGCGATGATGCACCGCGCAATTGCTTGGCACACGTTCTCGATTACCTTGCCGCCATAGATTCGGGTGCGTCCTTTGCGAGTCATGTAACTGAACTCCACGCCGTTCTCACCTTGCGTAAACTTCAGGTCGGTGTACCGCATCAACAGTCCGCTCGGCAACTTGACCGCAGTCTCCCCCGTGTCCACGCTCAGGACACCCTTACGCCCCAACACACACGGCTCTGCGCGTGACATGTTGATCAACATGTTCTGGGCCTGCCGCCATAAAGCTGTCACCGCAGGATTTGTTTTACGGTAAATGTCAATGATGCGCCGGGCCTCATCGAGTGATACATCAACCCCAAACGTCTTTAACTGTGCTTGGAACTTGACCGCGCCCATGCCGTAACCCGCGCCAAGGATTGTGGTCTTACCCACGAACCGCTCATCCTTCGTGATGTCTGCCTCGGGCTTGCCGTAGATAGCCGATGCCATCTTCTTATACACATCATCTTTACGTGCGAACGCTTCCACCAAGTCGTTCTGTTCAGCAAGCCACGCCAACACACGCGCTTCAATCTGTGCGGAGTCAGCATCAATTACCTTGTACCCTTGCGGTGCGAGGATAGCGTTCTTCAACTTCCCTGCGTTCTGCCCACGGCTAGGTAGGTTTTGCAGGTTGATCTTGTCGTCACCACCAAACCTACCAGTATGTGCGGCGTAATACTTGATCGGTACGGGGAGCTTGCCACGTGATGCTATATCTATAAACCTCTGTGTGCGTGTCTCCTCCAGTGTGGACTTCGTTCCGAGTCGTGCCGCAACAAGACCTTGCACTCTCACATCAGGGTGCTCGGCAAGGGCTTTGAATTCCTCATCGTTCTTGGCAAGTGCAAGGGTTTCTTTACCTGTGGTCGCACTGATCTTCATGGGCGGCTCAACGCCTAGCTTACGTAGTACTTCCGCAAACTTGGGGTTAGACATCAATTCCTCCTTCTCAACTCCCACATCAGCCAATAACTTCTCTTTGCGTCCTTGCACATCTATCAGATGCTCCGCCAGTAGCGTAGCGTCTAACTCCAATACAGGCTCAGTGAACATACGCAAAGTTTGGTTGATGACGTGCAATTCTTTCTTAGGAAAGCCATCAGCCAACATCTTGGTAAACAATGTGTGAGTCAGGCTCACATCGTTGATACAGTAGTCGCCATACTTGGACAACTCAAACTCACTGAAGTCTTGGCGGCGATAGCCCTTGAAGTTGTGCACCTCCGTACCCTTCTTCCCAATACCATATCGCTCGGCAAGTGCGGCAAGAGAACCGCTCACCTCTACGCCATGAATGGCTCGTCCCATACACAGGGTGTCCACCCAAAACTTCGGTCGAATATTAAAATGGTGCGATAGGATGAATCCGTCAAACATCGCGTTGTGTGCGAGAGTTGTTGACGCAGCCCAGTCAAACGTATTCAACCACGTAACAAGTTCTTCGTGTGTGCCGCTTGCCCACTGCGGCTCGTCATCGTTGATCTTCACCGCCACGCCGATCACATGGAACTGCGGATCACGCACATACTCTTCAGTCGTCTGCTTGGCAAAGCCAACGTCCGCAGAGTAGTACGTTTCAAAGTCAATTGTTATTAGATTCATCTCTTCTCCATCTGTTGTATTTTTCTTCGCAACATAGCACGACATGTTGCCATGCCATCGTTGAACCCTTTGCGGTAAGCATCGTCTAACTCAATCTCGCTCTCCAACTCAAGGGTGACCAACTCCAAAAGAAGTTTTGCCGCACTGATATGCTCGGCTTCAAGTCTTCCTCGAAACGAACTTGCAAGCGAATCCATGAACAACATCGCGCTCTGATCTGCGTTGCCCTCAAACTTCATCACGCCACCGTTGAAGTCAAGCCTACCTACTTGCACCTGTTTACCCTCTACCATGTTGTTCAGCGTGATGTTGTAGTCGGGCTTGGCTACACCAATCGACATTATCTTTCCCTGATCTTTCTTCATGCTATACCCCATGCTTTGTGCCGCCTCTAAAGATGTTGGGTTGACTGTCTTGTTGATACCCGCGTTCAGTGCTTGTAAGTCGAGCTTCTCCATGATTTCTGCGGCTTTGCGATCCGCTTCTTGAACATGTCCGGCTTCTATCACTTGAACAAGCCGTGTGATCTCGGCTTCGTGTTCTTCATTGTTTTCCATTGAGCACCTCGGCAAGTTTGGCTATGTAGTGGTGACACTTGTTCGCATCATCGCTACCGTCCTTCCTACCTTGACGCATCGAGTACTTGATGATGTTGCCCTTCAAGAAACCAATGAACTCTTCACGTGACAAAACCATCTCCATCACGTGCCAAGGTTGTACAGACATGTCTTTGTAGTGTGAACCTCCAACTTGCAGGTCGTCGGCTCGTGTACCGTTGAACTTTAATTCGTACGGTGAGGGTCGGTCGGTATATTTCGGGTCAATCATAGTAGTGCCTCTTCTGTGTCCTCTAGTGGATCACGCTTTGGTTGTTTTGGAAATCTTTTGGGGTCTAGCCTCGTGAAAGGCCACCACTGCATCAGTTCCTTTTGTGATAACACGTTTGATTCTTTCTTCGGTTGTGAAAGTGTGTTCGTTAAAACACAATCGTCTTCTGTATACATGGTCGTCTCTTGCTCTAGTTTCTTTTACGTCTGAGGGTGCATTGCATGCGGGACACTTCATGGTATGGGTTCTTTCATGTCTCGCAGATACACCGTGAATGATGCTACGGTGTCAGCACCGAACGGCATCTCTTGAATCCGCTTTGCCGCCTCTTCAAGGGCGGCGTTCCAACCGTTCTGATAGACACGTTCTGCTACGTCATTGGGTGCCAAGTCGTTGCCGAATGTCTCCATAAATATCTGTTTCATCTTGCCCATGTTGACCCCCATGCCAAACCAATACAAATACCCACCGCAAACAAAACCATCGGATCACGAAACGGTGACCAAGGTTTCTCGTACGTGTCGGTCTCTTCCTTGATGTGTTTCATCACATCCATAAAGATGCGGTGCGCTTCCCCTGCATCCTTCACAACTTCACCCTTGTAGTGCATGCCATCTTTGTCGAGACGCAATACTTCGGTGAACTCGTGTGAGGTAATGCCAAATGTTATGTGGTCGCTCATACGACTCTCTCCCACAAGTTTTTAGGTGCACGGTGTGCATTGGTTGATTTCTGTGGGGCGTAGCCGAGGCTTCGCACCCATCCCAACTTCTTTGCTTGCACGGCGATTGCTCCCCATGCGCGTCTGTCGGGCGGCGGCTCCATGCCGAGGTTCTCTGCATACGTGCGAACATCTTCCGTCATAAACGGTTTGCCACCGTGATGCAGTAGATACATCTTGAAGTGTGTCAGGGCTTCCTTGCTCCACTCAGGTACCACACGGTCGGCGTGTGCCGCCGCCGTGTTCATACCGTCAACGGCTAAGTCCCACCCATTAGGTTTGGGTTCGTTCATTTCATGCCCCTCATGATTTGTTTACACGTGGTTCGGGCTTCTTCGACAGTGGATTTGGAGTAGTAGTTGATGCAGTTATCAAACGCATCACCACCGCCTAGCTTCGTGCCGATCAGCACACCAACTAACACCATCGCCAAAGCACCGCACCCAAGCCCAATGATTACAGCTTCATCTTTCATGACAACCACGCACGGATACGTTCTCTGATACGCTCCATGAGGGGCGGCTTCTCCAACGTGACGTAGGCCCGTGCCAACGCAGGTGATGGCGTGTAAACATGTTTGAACTGCTCTACCGCAGGTAGGTTGATCGCCACGCTCGGTTGCGTAGCTTGCGTCTCACGCGCCGCTGATTCACTCGCCACCTCCTGTATCCCCCCTGTCACTGGTATCGGGGATTTTGTGGAGATAGCGGGGAGACCCCCCGCCTCGGCTTTCATCTTGCTACGCACGACATACACGTAGGGCAGTGGTGCGCCTGTCTTCTCAGAAATTTGTTTGGGTGTCAGCTTACCCTGTGCCACTAGCTTGCGGATCATCGCGGCCTTGGATTGCACCTTGAGTTTGGTGCGCACTTCGATGCGAGTCTTCTTTGGTGCAGTTACGTTCTCAGTCATTTCATTCTCCAATGGTTAAATTCCTAGGACACGTCCTAGTGTTTCCTCAAATACGCCCACGTTCTCATCATTGACAACAAGGGCGATCCCGCCAGACCTTTCGATCTGACGTAGATTCTTTTCCTGAAGGGGTGTGGTCGTGTTCTTCCCTGCCTTGCACTCGATCCCAATGAATCGTCCGTGCAAGCAGACAAGAAAGTCGGGTGCACCTGAATTGCCATAGCCCCCTGTAACAGGCATGACGTAGTACGCACCCAACTTATCCAACACCTTACGTACCTGTGCTTTCACACGGCGTTCGGGTGTCATTGCCATCATCTTCTCCTTCGTCAGGGTAGACCCAAAAGGTTCCCCTAGATATACGTCTACCTATCCCCTTGATTTCGTCCATCGGTTTCTCAGGATCGAAAATCATAAGCACTGCAATCTTGCGTTGCATCCACTCAGGTAGTACGTCCACAGAATCATAGCTCCGATCTACATCTTCTGCAAGCCCCCATGTAGTAATGTTTACCCTACCGTTTGGCTCGACTGCCACACGATAAGTTTGCGTTGCCATAGCCACAAATATCTGTGCGGTTACGGTCTTGTTGTCAAGTTTGCTCACGCTATGCCGCATCAAGTCCGACATAGCCGTGAACGTCTTGCGCTCGTGCTTGGACATATAGTCCTCGGCGTTGCTGTCCATGTTATCTCTCAACCCAAAACGACTTCTCAGATACACGGCGACCCACCTGCTCCATGTACTGATCGTTGGTTGCAATGGTCAGTACTGCCAACTTACCCTTGATGTCATCAGGCAGGTCATTGATGTTCATAGACGTAATAGGACATGTATCCACGCTACTAGATGAACGGTTGTTGATGTCGGGCACATCCACCACATCAACCCACTGCTCACCACCTACCATACGTACATACACATAGTATGCGTTGAACGGCTTGCGCTTCATCTCCTCCCAATCCTTGTCGGCTTGGGTGATCTGCTCGGCGGCTTGTATGAACTGAGGCGTTGAGAACGTGACGTTGGCAGTCAGCAAGTTGCGCATCTCGGCAAGCAACACGTTGCGGTCTTGTAGTGGCTCCAAGATTCTATTGAGCTTGCTTTGTGAGTTACTACGCACCAGTGCAATGTCAGACTTGAAGTCATGGAAGTTGATGTACGCCATCTCTTTCGGTGAGTACGGTGTCAGCTTGGACAAGGCAACCTTCATCGCCTTCTTGAAGTCCTTGGCGAACGACATGAAGTACTGCTCACGATGATCGTTAAACTTCTCGTTGTTGATCTTGCGACTGTGAATCATGTACATAGGCTCGTCTGATTCGTTGATGCCGTACAGTTTGCCGTAGCCCACACGCCCTACGATGTAGTCCGATCCCTCGATGTACACGTGCACGTCTGAGTACACGGTCTTGCGCACCTCATCGGTGAACGTGATAGAGACCTTCAAGTTTGACAGACCACCGCGCCCTGCATGGAACCGATACCCACTGTATGACCTACGCAATTGGAGACACAAGTCAAGTACTTCTTTACGCACAGGGATGCCGTCAATCTTGTGAGGCCAATCACTAACTTGTTCTTGTGTGTGCAAGTCGCGCTCGTTTGCGGGTTGTAGGTCAGCTACTAATACGTGTTTGAAAGCCATTTTGATTTCTCCTTACATTGATGTTGATTCGATATGAACTGTCTTGCCCACGTCAGATGTCGCAGACTTGTTGTCGAGGATGCACCACAGGGTAGGCACATGCCATGTACCCCATGACCCACCAAGATAGCCATCGGTCAAGATGATCGCGGCTTGTGGCTTGATCTGCTTCTCACGCATATATGTTGTCACGCACTCCACCATCGTGCCCCCACCTCCTGCGGGTTTGGTTGATGTAGCGATACTGTCCAGTTGATCTTGGGTGTAGTACTCGTCACGACATACTTCTGTGTCCCAATACAAGAGGCGCACGCCGGAGGGTCGCACGGCTTTCGCAATGGCAGAGATTTCCCCTAGGAACTGTCCTAGCTCACGTCCACCAATCGAACCCGATGCGTCAATGGCAATCACCAACTCGCCCACGGTCTCACTGATACCGCTTGGCAAATAGATGTTCATACCAATGAACCTACGGTTAGGTCTGCGCCATGTTGAGTAGTCGTTGCCCTGACATGTAGCGGTTGCAAACTCACGCAACACCTCACGCCAGTTGACCTTGGCTTGCAAGACTTCATCGAGCATGCGGTTGCCGCCCGATCCCAATTTACCTGCCAACACGTTACCCTGACGTATGGCTTCATCGACAGCGCGTTCCACTTCCTTGCGCTCTTCCTCAGTCATCTCTTGGGCACCTTCCCAATCGTGCTGATCCATCGTCTCGCCGTTGCCACCACCATCACCGTCTTCGTCTTCACCCTCACCGTTGCCTTGACCCTGACCTTGCCCCTGTCCCTTACCTTGACCTTGGCCCTGCCCTTGTCCTTGCTCACGCAATAACTTGTATATCTCCACGCAGTCCATGCCACGGTAGGCGGTATCAATCAACCCAACCTTGGGCATCTTGATGAACCCGACACGTTGAGTCGTTGCGTCATAGTCCACCAACTTTAAGTTGATAGAGTAGTCGCATGCCATGTTTGCCACACGTGCACTCTCCTCGTACATCCACAGGTACGTTGTGAGATGTTTGTAGATAACGTGATACGCCTCGTGCAGGATGAGGAACCGTAACTCCGCATCATTGAGGGTGCCCACGAATGTGCGGCTATACCATGAGTCAAGTCCGTTGGTCATCGCAGTGCGGCAACCCCTGAACCCATCTTCCACGATCTTGTGTTCACCGAGCATGAGTACACCCACGACTGGCGCATACTCTGTCTCCCCGATGATGTCTGCAAACGCCTTGGTTAGACGTTGCTCCTCTGTCAGTTGTTTGTTACCAAGCATTAACATGTTTCATTCTCCTAGTCTGTGTCCTAGTTACTTCTTCTCTGCGGCAAACACGTAGTTGTTTGCCATGCACCACTGTGTGAACAAGCCGTTAGTTACCACCTCGTTCTGACGTGAGTACTTCTCACGGCGCACTTGCATGACGAACATGTTCTGTGCGTCCTTCTCCAAGCGACCCATGTACTTCATCCATGAATCCATCCATGACTTCTCGATGGTCTGTAACGTGCGGTGCACCACCATACACGTTGCGCTCGGCGAGTCAGGAACCTTGGCGTTCATTGGGTCTTTCTTGATCTGTTCAAGAGATGGCAGTTGGTCAGCAACACGAACATACGCAAACAAGTTTGAGGCAGACTCCGCACCAATGGTGCCGATGAGGGCAGACATCAATACCTTGTCGGATAACTTGTCACGTATCTTCAACCAGTTGGATGCTTTCTCCAAGGAACGTGGTGTCACGAATGACGTACGGCTCGGGTCGGCAGGGTGATAGATGTGCAAGTTCTCTTTGGGATCACGGATGTCAGTGAACGATGCGAACAGTTGAGGCGTGTCTGCTACCCATGCAATCATGGTGTGGTCGATGCCGTTGTTGATCGCGTAGTCTTCGATCCATTCAACATTAGTAGGTTTACGTGTGTTGACAATCGTCAAGCGGTTGCGGGCATGTGCAGGGAGCAAGTCACCCACGCCTTCTGATCCAAGGTTGGTCGTTGCAAACACGATACTATCTTTGTGCAAGGTGTAGCTACCGATCTTGCGCTCAAGCATCAGACGCAGTAGTGCGTTCTTCACCGCAGGGTTTGCCTTGCCGTACTCATCAATCATCAAGATGATGGGCTTGCCCAAGTGCGCACCTAGCTCTTCGTTCGTGACGTAACGTACAAACGAGTCTGTGAGTGAGTCGGTCAAGTTGACCACATTAGGTATGGTGATGTCACCAAGGTCTTTTGTGGTGCAGTCAAAGTAGCAGGGCGTGTGAGTCGGCAAGTCCTGTGCCAATACCTTGAGCATGGTCGATTTACCTGTGCCCATGTGACCTTGGACGAGGACGGTTGTCTCTCCCGAATAGCGCACGAGGGCGGTAACTTCGGTGAGGTTCAGTGCGTAGAGTTCAGTTGCGTTAGACATGATTTGCTTTCTTCAGTTAAGGGATAACCCGGGATTTAAGTTTGTTACACACACTAGGAGATGTCCTAGTGTGTTGTTGTTCGTTGCGCTGGCTGCTCGCAGCTTGTACACAATCTCACCATTTCATGTTATTGAGAATGGCATCGACCTTGGACTTCGTTTCCGCACGGAACGTGTCGTCGTCACGCAATGCGTCAGGTGATACACCGAGCATCGCATCCTCAAGGCGTACACGCATGTTCTCCATACGTTGATCGCCTGTGATGTTGAACTTGGACAGTAGCCCAAGCATGTCACGTACGTTGTCCACGAGGGTGTCGCGGAATATCTTCTTGTCGTCCTTGCCCGAGTAGTCGAGCTTGGCAGACATGTTTGACAGTGCCTTGTATGTACGCTCCCACACGTCACCCATCGCAGACTGATATTGGTTGGCGTAGTGCGTTGCATATTGCTTGCGCAATTCCTCCTGTGCTTCGTGTCCGATGTTGAGTCGGAAGTCACCCACTTCGGGTATCGGTGTCTGTGCATGACGGAAGCGGAACTTAGACGCAACAATCTCGACGGACGGATAGTCATCGCTTGAAAACAAGTTACCGAGTCTTGCCTGTGCTTGGGCTTGCGCCCATCCGTATTCCTGTACGAACTCATTGACCAAGGCAAAGTACTTGTTCTCCGCTTCGGTCAGTAGTCCGTAGTATTCGGGGAACATGGAAGTCGGCAGTAGGCGAACGCCTAGGTCTGACCAAGGCATCGTCAGGTGATAGTGGATGTTGGTACGTGTGTGGGCGATGTGCTTCTGAACGGCATCAAGTGTCGGTGAGGCAATCAGCTTCTTGTGGAACGCACCCGCATCATCTGACGCACCATTGGCAGTAGTCGTTTCCTTGGTCGCCTTGCGGTCGAGCTTTCGTGCAGTCCAGTTACCGATAGACAACTCAGCGAACATGGCAGACGATGAGATTGAGGGAGCCGTGACTTGGGGGGTCTCGGCGGCGAGGTGGTTTAGCAGTTGGTTTTCCATTTCATTTCTCCAGAAGGGTTTTGATTAACATACAAAAAACATACTAGGACGTGTCCTAGAACGTGGTCGGTAGCTAATGCCGTGTAGTGAACAGGTGAGTAAACTCAACTGAATAACACTACTTACAAACATTAACCAACCGAATACATAGTATATCACAGGTTGACACTCAACGCAATCTTTGCAGATTCGTGTACAGGCACTCGTTGACATGGGTCTTACCCTTGGAGTCAACGTAGGATTCACCGCATCCCGATGCCCACTAAACAAGCAAGTAAGCAAAGAACACGACAAACACAGCACCAAGGGCGGCTTGGGCTAACCACACTAGGACACGTCCTAGGATTTCAAGAAGTAGGCGCATTTCAGTTATCCTCCTTCGTGCACTCGGTGAGGGTCATGTCGGCGTTGACACGCAACACGGCATAGCCGTAGTAGTTCTCGGTGGCTATGAACATGCCGGATTCAAGCGGCGCGTTGGGCTTGGGGTTACCCTGCGCATCAGTCACGCACCAACCCATACCAAGGAACCCGCCACGGCACCCGCTGAGAATACGGTCGTGAAGTTGTTCTGCTATCTTTTCGGTTTTCATTTGGCATCTCCTACCATGTTGTCGTATTGCTCCCACGCCTCACACACAGGGCATCCGTCTTCGTGCTCGGGGCAACGCTCGCCCCAATAGAACAACACCGCCTCATGCACAGGGTTGTTGTCAGGTGCAGTGTTTGTGTTGGCATCCACATCACAGGGGGTGTGTCCCTCACTTGGCGGGAAAATTAAACTGAGCATGGCAGTGCGCACCTCGGGTGCAAGGGGTTCACGCACCTCATCGAAAATGTCGATGGTGCGGTTGTCTTCGGGTTGTTTCATGTTGTCCTCTTTGGGTTAAGTTGTTTCAGGGTATCGGTGTCGAAACACGCGATGTAGTTGGACTTGTTCATCGGCACGATGGTGTGCTTGACCTGACGTGCGGCTTTCTCTCCGCAGTCAAGGCAAGTGGTGTAGCCGAGATGCGAACGCATGGGCGGGACGCGAACGGCATAACAACACGTGCAAATAAGTTGGTGTGCGTGATGTTCACGCACAGGGGCACCCCCAATCTTGGGGGGTTTTGGCTTGCGCACGAGCATCGTGCGGTCGCCTCGTTGGGTAACGACAAGTGGCATATAACCTCCATAAAGAGTCGAACAACAAAGAAGAAAAGCCCTAGGACGTGTCCTAGGAAGAACAGTGGTAGGGGCGAACAATCGAACTAAGCGAACAAAGAACAAACCGAACAAACGAACTACCACTGAACATATAGTATACCACAAGTGGTAGGGGATGTCAATCTTTGCAGAATGGTGGTAAGAGGTGTTAGGGCGTGTAATGTACTAAATGTTCTTGAATGTTCGGTCGGTGGGAATGACGTAAGTCATTGATTTATAAGGTAAGTTCGTATAGTTCGTAATGTTCGGTGCTAAAAGGGGTTTGGCGAAACGGAGGTGCACTAGGTTGTGTCCTAGGATAAATCCGCGAGGCTTGACCCTAGACGACCGTTTTGGCCGAAATCGCTCTAAAAACACCGAACATTAGAACACTATCAAAACACTACTTTTCTTATTAACTAATATCAAAATCTATCTATCAAAATATCTATTCCCATGCCTAAATGTGCGTAAACGTGCCAACTAATATACTGTACCTAATGTTCTTAACAGTTCCGAACATTACAGAACAATATGCTAGGGAATACCCTAGTTTGATCAAACAGAAAACATGTTTGCCACGCTACGTTAGAACACTCGCGCCAGCGAACTTTAGAACAACCCGAACAAACGAACACTACGAACAAAGAACAAAACCTTTTCCCGAACAACCTGATGGGGGCGCAACGCTACTCTAGACACTGGTTTCGGGGACTAGGACACGTCCTAGTATGTTTACAAGTGGACTGGCTCATCAGGCTCATCGCTGGCTCATGTGGCATGCCACAGGCGCAACGCTACTTCAGGCACTGGTTTCGAAGACTAGGATACAACCTAGTGTGTTTGTATGTAAATGGGGGAATTACTGTAAATATGTACAGACGTAAAAAAGCCCCCTTGCGGGGGCATGCGGGAAAGAATCAGGGAAAGTACAGACGAAAAAAAGCCCCCTTGCGGGGGCTTTTTGGAGGGGGAGAGATTACAGAGTGCTGAAAGCACTTGAATCATTATCATAAAACCAGTCTGTATAAGAGTAGATGCTACCCTCACAAGACAAGTATTGTCCGTGCACTGGTTCGTCTAATGTTGACTCTTCTAATCCGGCCTCTTCGAGGGTTTCGAATTCAACAACATCTTCCCATTGCATTTCGTCAACTAAATCTAATTGCATGATGTTATCCTTTGAAAGCCCCCTTGCGGGGGCTTTTGGGTTTAGACGGAGGGGGTGATTTTCTTGATTTGATTCAAGAGCTTCACGCATTCCGTAACATCAAATTCAGGCTTTTCAATACCCTGATACTTGCTGATCACTTCATCCAGTGACTTTTGCAAACGCTGATGGAGAGTCTTTTTAGCTTTTGCGGCTTTTTGCTCATCCGTCATTGTCTCTTGCTCTTCGCGCTCCCTGAGCTTGCTTTCGAGCTTCCCAATCAGCGAACCGATTTGGGTTTGCCAGTAGGCTTTCACCCCCTTGTCAACTTGCGACAAGGATTTGGTTTCAGCCGCAAGGATTTTTTGCACGTCCTTGTCTTGCTTGCTGATCACAATGCCGCGAACCCGATTCCGATTCTCCACTGTATCAGTACGCTTTGCATCCAAGTGAACCGGACGCATGCCCTTTGACCAGAGAAAATCAGTCACTTGCACCCATTTGTTTCTAGCTGTTATCTCAGCACCAAAAGCCTCACCGATTTTCTTTTCGACTTGATCGTCAAAAGTAAACGGGGGCAAAGCCGCAAGAGTTGCAACAGAACCAGTAACACCCGCCACAACAGTGGCAATCACGCTTTGAGCTTTCATTTGAAAGTCCTTCCAAAATGTCAGAGTAGGGATAAAACACCCTTTGAACCCGACAACCCCAACTGTATAGATGTTATTAGGTGTCGTCAATAGATATCAGAAACTATTTAAAAGTATTTTCTATTGACAAAAGATATTTCACTAGGACGCATCCTAGATTTTTTGGCGGGCATGGTCAGACCTTGACCCTACCGGAGGGGGGACACCCCAAATTGGTTTGGAGTCCCGTGGCTGCTATGGCTGCTATTCCACACACTCAGAGACCACTTTTTTTAAAATGGGTACTCCAGATGCTCATTGTGTTCGATTGTTCGCCGGGACGTACCTGTAATGAACACACAAAAAACGTGTTTGCCACGTGATTCCTAGACCCCCACCCCCGGGGCAGACATGAAACACACCCCCTATCAAAAATAGTACCCCCCTGTAAAAATTTTATTTTTTGTGGTATGGTGCAGACTTCTATGAGGCATTTCGCCACATAAGCGCACAATTTGATATGGAACATTTGGTCTGCACACCCGACCTCGGCGTGGCTCTGCCGCCCGAAGGTATGCCGTACCCGCTCCTAAAAGAGAGGGCAGAGGCCGCTTGTGCAACTATTGATCTGCTACTGGGTGCGGGACTCGACCCACAACTGCTGATTCCAAAGCCTGAAGACCAAGACATTGCCGCTTCGGTGGTCGAGGCGTTTGCGCAAGACGAAGAAAAGACGAGCCAGTCGCTCACCACCAACAAGATTTCCGCCATGACCCCTGCGTCCTTGCTCCTTGTAAAGAGCACATTGGATGAGTTTGGGCATGCAGTGGTGGAAAGGGCTACGCAGATTCGCCATTTGGTGACAAATAAGCTGGTTTTGGAGTCAGAGAACCCTGATCCTAAGATCAGAATCCGTGCGTTGGAGTTGCTTGGCAAGATTTCAGACGTGGGGCTGTTTACCGAACGCTCCGAAGTGGTCATTACTGCACGTTCTACGGAAGAATTGAAGCAGACTTTACGTGATAAGTTCAACAAACTGCGTGCAAAGATGGATGTGGTTGATGTTGAGATGGTTCAGCCCGTGCAGACCATCAATTTGGACGAAGAACTGGGTATTCCAGCCCCTAAAACCGAAGAAATTGCAGAAGAAGGGGTCAGAAATTGAGTTCTACCCCTCAAATCCAAGCTGAAGACCTCTCCGATGAGGAAATCGACTTTATGGTCGAGAATATTGAGCAGTTTGAAGAGGAAGAACGTGCGGAAATTATGGCGGCGGCAGGTGCCCTGTCAGCCAGACGCCATGCGGCGGCGTGTCATGCAGACTTAATTGAGTTTTGCAAGCACATGCAACCAGACTACAAGGTTGGTAAGCACCACCGCATCTTGGCAGACCTCCTGATGGAGATTGCAGAGGGGCGAAAAGACCGTATTTGCGTGAATATTCCGCCTCGTCACGGTAAATCTCAGCTTGTGTCAATATATTTCCCCGCTTGGTTCATAGGGAAATACCCTAATAAAAAGGTGATGATGGTGTCCCACACCACCGATCTGGCGGTGGATTTTGGTCGAAAGGTGCGAAACATCATCGACACCGACTTGTACCGTGACATTTTCCCAACAGTGGGGCTTGCCGCTGACTCCAAGTCAGCAGGGCGTTGGAACACCGCCGCAGGTGGTGAGTACTACGCTTGCGGTATCGGTAGCTCAATCGCAGGTCGCGGTGCTGACTTGCTTCTTGTCGATGACCCGCACTCCGAGCAGGACGTGCTGAACGGCAACTTTGATGTGTTTGACAAGGCGTATGAGTGGTTCACCTTCGGTGCTCGTACTCGTCTGATGCCCGGTGGTCGCGTTGCGATCATTCAAACACGTTGGCACTTGGCTGACTTGACAGGGCGCGTGATCAAGGACATGGCGCAGAACGAAGGCTCTGACCAATACGATGTGGTCGAGTTCCCTGCAATCCTTGAACTGCCAGACCCAAACAACGACCACATGACGATTGAGAAACCGCTGTGGCCTGAGTTCTTCGACTTAAAAGCACTGCACAGAACCAAGGCTTCGATGCCTCTGTTCCAGTGGAACGCCCAGTATCAGCAGAACCCCACTGCCGAGGAAGCCGCTATCGTTAAGCGCGAGTGGTGGAACTACTGGAAAGAAGAAGACCCGCCGCACTGCGAGTACGTCATCATGTCTCTTGACTCTGCGGCAGAAGCGCACAACCGTGCCGACTTCACTGCGCTCACAACGTGGGGTGTGTTCCTCAATGAGAAGGACGACCGCTACAACATCATCCTGCTCAACTCAATCAAGCGGCGTGTTGAATTTCCTGAACTCAAGCGCCTGTGCTACACCGAGTGGCAGGACTGGGAGCCAGACTCGTTCATTGTGGAGAAGAAGTCCTCGGGAACGCAGTTGTACCAAGAGATCAGACGCACAGGTATACCTGTACAAGAATTCACCCCCCACAGAGGGACAGGCGACAAGACAGCACGTCTGAACTCAGTAGCCGACATCATCCAGTCTGGACTGGTGTGGGTGCCCGAGACGCGATGGGCAGAGGAGGTGGTCGAAGAAATTGCCGCCTTCCCATTCGCACAGCATGATGACTTGGTGGACTCAACTGTAATGGCGCTCATGCGCTTTAGAGCAGGAGGGTTTATCAGGTTGCCCGACGACGAGGCAGAAGAGCCACGGTTCTTCAAGTCACGAGGTCGTGGTGGATATTATTAAAAGGAGAGATGAGATGTACATGATGGAGAAACTGGATGCGTACAAGCAAGAGATCGAGCGCACGATCACGTGGCAAGAGTGGTACAAGCAGAACTACTGGATAACCAACAAAGACGTACCTGACTACCACAAAGAACTGATGCTTCGATACGGCAACGAGATGCTACGCATCCACGACGACCTCAAAAAATACTGTAATGCTTTACTTATTAAGGCACAGGAGCACAATTCGTCTGTCGATAGATTGGTGTTTGATCTTCGCAAGCTCCATGAGGACTATGCGAAACTTGACAAAAAGTACAAGGCGTTGAAGAAGAAAACAACGCCTACAAAGAAACCTGCGGCTAAGAAAGTCGCTAAACCTAAAGGAACCTGAGTATGGCTACAAGTTCAATGGATAAGGGGCTGTACTCAGCCCCAATGGGTATAGAAGAAGAGATGGGGGACAACGCCCTTGAGATTGAGATTGTCAACCCCGATCAAGTAACACTGGACGATGGCAGTGTGGAGATCACACTTGAGCCTGACAGTGGTGGCGAAGGTGACTTCGATGCCAACCTTGCAGAAGAGATGGATGCAGGTACTCTGTCCTCAATCGCTGAAGATTTGGATGACATGCTCACTGCCGACATCAACAGTCGCAAAGATTGGGCAGATACATTTGTCAAGGGTCTTGAAGTGTTGGGACTGAAATACGAAGAGCGCACAGAGCCGTGGAGCGGCGCGTGTGGGGTGTTCTCTCCACTGCTTGCTGAAGCGGCAATTCGCTTCCAAAGCGAGACCATCATGGAGACGTTCCCGTCCGCTGGCCCTGTGAAGACAGAGATCATGGGTGCGGTGACCAAGCTCAAGGAAGAAGCGGCAGAACGTGTTCGCATGGACATGAACTACACGCTCACTGAGAAGATGATTGAGTACCGCTCAGAGCACGAGCGACTGCTGTTCAACTTGGGTCTGGCTGGTTCAGGTTTCAAGAAACTCTACCCCGATCCAAGCCTTGATCGTCCTGTGGCGATGTTTGTTCCCGCTGAAGAGTTGATCATGCCTTATGGTGCGTCTCAGATTGAGACTGCCGAGCGCGTTACTCACTTGATGCGCAAGACCAAGAACGATGTGAAGAAGCTCCAAGTGGCGGGGTTCTATCGTGATGTTGAGTTGGGCGATCCCGTCAACATCAGTACAGACATCGAGAAGAAGAAAGCCGAGGAGCAAGGCTACTCAATCACGCAAGACGATGACCGCTATCAGTTCGCTGAGATGCACGTTGACTACGACGTGCCGGGTTACGAAGACCCAGACGGTATAGCACGTCCATACGTGATTACCTTCGAGCGCGGTACCAACGAGGTTGTAGCAATCCGCCGCAACTGGAATGAGGAAGACCCACTCAAACTCAAGCGCCAGCACTTCGTGCAGTACAACTACATTCCGGGCTTTGGTGTGTATGGCATGGGCCTCATCCACATCATCGGTGGCTACGCACGTGCGGGTACATCTATCCTGCGCCAGCTTGTTGATGCAGGTACGCTGTCTAACTTGCCGGGTGGTCTGAAGTCTCGCGGTGCGCGTATCAAGGGTGACGACACACCTATTGCACCGGGTGAGTTCCGTGACGTGGACGTACCGAGCGGTGCGATCAAGGACAACATCATGTCCTTGCCATACAAGGAACCATCACAGGTTCTCTCTGGATTGCTTGACAAGATCATGGACGATGGTCGCCGCCTTGGTGCTATCAGTGACATGAAGATCAGCGACATGAGCGCACAAGCACCCGTGGGTACCACCCTCGCGTTGCTGGAGCGTCAACTCAAGACTATGGGAGCGGTGCAAGCACGTGTGCACTACTCCATGAAGCAAGAGTTCAAGTTGCTCAAGGAGATCATCCGCGACTTCACACCTGATGAATACAGCTACGAGCCTGACTATTCAGAGAACCGCGACATCAAGAAGTCCGACTACGACATGGTGGAGGTCATCCCTGTCAGCGACCCTAACTCATCCACGATGGCCCAGCGCATCATGCAGTACCAAGCGGTGTTGCAGTTGGCGCAAGGTGCTCCACAGATTTATGACTTGCCTGTGTTGCACAGACAGATGATTGAAGTGTTGGGTGTGAAGAACGCAGACAAACTTGTTCCTGTGGAAGATGACGAGAAGCCTCGTGATCCAGTCAGCGAGAACATGGCTGTCATCAAGGGCAAGCCTGTCAAGGCGTTTATCTACCAAGACCATGATGCGCACATCGCTACGCACACATCGTTTATGAAAGACCCGATGATTGCACAGCAGATGGGTCAGAACCCACAAGCGCAGATGTTGTTTGCGTCTATGCAAGCGCACATCGCCGAGCACCTAGGGTTTTCATACCGCCGTCAGATTGAAGAGCGCCTTGGTGTGTCTATGCCCGCACCTGATACTGAGTTGCCACCCGAGATGGAAGTGCAGTTGTCACGCCTCGTGGCACAAGCCTCTCAACAACTGTTGCAGATTCACCAAGGTCAGGCCGCACAGCAACAAGCACAGCAAGCCGCACAAGACCCGCTGGTTCAGTTGCAACAAGCCGAGTTGCAGATCAAGCAACAAGAAGTTCAACGCAAGGCACAGAAAGATGCCGCAGACCTTCAGCTTGCACAAGAAAAACTTGGCATCGACAGAGATAAGGTGCAGGTTCAGAAGGACAAGATCGGTGTGGACGCAAACCTGCGTGTCGCACAGATCGAGGCCACATTACGACAAAAAGAGGAGTAAAAGATGGACGAACGGATCATGCAACTGTTGCTGGGCAAGAACGAACAACGCCGTCAAGAGTTGTTGGAGCACCTTGGCACAGGCAGTGCCAAAGATTATGCCGAGTACCGCGAAATCGTAGGAGTCTTGAGAGGTCTACTCCACGCATCCCAAAACATTGAAGACCTTTTGGAACGAGTAAAGGAGAAAGAAGATGAGTGAGTTTTTAGCAGAGCAAGCAATTGACCTATCTAAAATTTTGAACAAGGCCAAAGAAGAAAAGGCACGACAACTGCCCAAACCTCAAGGCTACAAGATTTTGGTGACGTTGCCGCCTGTGGAGGAAGAAATTGGAGAAACAGGGCTGATCAAGTCTGCACAGTCTATGCACTACGAACAACTTCTCACAAACGTGTTGTTTGTTGTGGAGTTGGGTGACATGTGCTACTCAGACAAGGAACGCTTCCCCAATGGCCCTTGGTGCAAAAAAGGTGATTTTGTGATGTGTCGTGCCAACACGGGCACACGCTTCAAGATTCACGGCACTGAGTTCCGGTTGATCAATGATGACTCGGTAGAAGCGGTGGTTCAAGACCCCCGTGGCATCGAGCGCGTGAATTAAGGAAAAATCATGGCTGAATACGAAAAAGACAATTTCAAGTTTCCTGACGAGAACATCGTCACCAAGGACAAAGATAAGGACGAAGAGAAGCTGGAGATCGTGATCGAAGGCGAGGAAACGTCCGTCAAAGTTGAGGTAAAAGACGACACTCCTGAAAGAGATCGAGGTCGCAAGCTGATGACCGAAGCTCCTGAAGAGGTTACGGAAGAGGAGTTGATGAAGTACAAGGATGTCAAGTTACGTGATCGCTTGGCACATCTTAATAAAGGTTACCACGAAGAACGCCGCGCCAAGGAGCGTGCAGAGCGCGAACGTGAGGAGGCACTAACTATTGCTCAACGCATCTTGCATGAGAACGAGCAACTCAAAGGTAGTGTCAACAACAATCAGAAGATGCTGATTGAGCAAGCCAAGACGGTTGCCGCCAAGGAATTGGAAGAAGCCAAGAAAAAGTACAAGGCGGCTTACGAATCTGGTGATGGGGATGCAGTTACTACTGCCCAAGATGAACTGATGTCAGCCAAGCTCAAAGCGGAGCGAATCAACAATTTTCGTCCTAGGGCTTTACAAACTCAAGAATCCCGTGTACAAACTGAACCAATGCCCCAAAACCCTGCGAGTGGGGCACCTGTTAAGGACGATAAAGCAGTAGCGTGGAAAGATCGCAACCGCTGGTTCAACCAAGATAGAGAAATGACCGGATTCGCACTCGCAGTGCATGAGCGGCTGGTCGAGGAAGAGGGAGTTGATCCCCGATCCGACACGTATTATGAGCGTATCGACGCTCGAATGCGCGAGAAGTTTCCTGAGAAATTTCAGGATGGCAACGGTGGCAATGAAAAACCCCGTCGTAGTTCGGTGGTGGCACCTGCAACGCGAAGCACAGCGCCTAAAAAGATCGTGCTGACGCCAAGTGCAGTAAGCATCGCCAAGCGGCTCGGGATTCCACTTGAGCTTTACGCGAAGAAAGTCGCAGAAGGAATGAGGAACGAATGATGGCTGAGAACAAATTGACCCAACAAAATCGTGAAGATCGTGACCAAGGCTCCCGTGCAAACACGGCGCGTCCTATGACTTGGACACCACCAACACTGCTCCCCGATCCTGCCCCTCAAGAAGGCTGGGAATTCCGTTGGATTCGTATTTCCACCCAAGGCCAAAACGATCCCTCTAACCTCTCGTCCAAGCTCCGCGAAGGATGGGAACCTGTACGTGCCGCCGATCACCCCGAGATTCAGCTTTTTGTTGACCCCGCAAGTCAATTCAAAGATAACGTCGTCGTGGGCGGTCTGATGCTCTGCAAGACCCCATCTGAAATGGTTGCACAGCGTGATGCTTGGTTCCGCAAACAAGCGGAATCCCAGATGCAATCTGTTGACAACAACTTCTTGCGCGAAAGCGACCCTCGTATGCCGCTCTTCAACGAGCGATCAACGAAGGTTACATTTGGCAAAGGTTTTTAATCTAGGAGTCCTTAAATGGCTTATCCCACAGTAGATAAGACGTACGGCTTAAAACCAGTCAACCGACTGGATGGTCTGCCTTACGCCGGAGCGATCCGTCAAATCCCAATTGCATCGGGTTATGCCACTGCAATTCTCAATGGCGACACCGTAAAAGTTGACACCAACGGCTACCTCGTAGCTGGTAGCGCGACTGCCACTGGCAGTAACGTAGGTGTGTTTATGGGTTGTTCGTATGTCAACTCTAGCGGTCAACCAGTGCAAGGTCAGTACTACCCCGCATCGCAATCGACTTCTACCGCATTGGCCTTTGGCTATGTTGTGGATGATCCGAACGCTGTGTTCAAGGTTGTAGCTACCAATGGTCAGACTACCGTTCCTACGGCTTTCACTCGTGCAATTGTTGGTTCTAACGTGGCCCTCTCGGTCACTACTGGCAACACTACCACTGGTGATTCGTACTACGGTATTGACGGCACTTCCGCCGCCACGACCAACACGTTGCCAATTCGCGTCGTTGACGTTGTGCCTGATACTGCGACTGGCCCTGCCAACGCAACTGCCACGACTTACTACGAGTTCTTGGTGAAATTCAACCTGCACCAATATACTGACACCACTGGTGTTTAAGGAGTAACTAAATGGCTATTTCACGCGCACAACTGCTCAAAGAATTGCTCCCCGGCCTGAACGCTTTGTTCGGTATGGAGTACGAGCGATATGGTGAAGAACACAAAGAGATTTACGAAACTGAATCTTCTGAGCGTTCTTTTGAAGAAGAAACCAAGCTGTCTGGCTTCAGCGCCGCACCTGTCAAGAATGAAGGCTCTGCCATTCAGTACGACAACGCGCAAGAAGCATGGACTGCACGCTACACACACGAAACCATCGGCATGGGCTTCTCGGTTACCGAAGAAGCTATGGAAGATAACTTGTATGACTCTTTGTCTTCGCGTTATACCAAGTCGCTGGCTCGTGCTATGGCGTACACCAAGCAGGTCAAAGCCGCTTTTGTGTTGAACAATGCGTTCAACTCCGCAGTGACTTACGGTGACGGCGTTACCTTGTGTAACACCTCCCACCCGTTGATCTCTGGTGGCGTTAACAGCAACCGTCCTACGACTGGCGCTGACCTGAACGAAACATCGTTGGAAAACGCTGTTATTCAGATCGCTGGTTGGACAGACGAACGTGGTCTGTTGATCGCTTCTCGTCCTAGAAAGTTGATTGTTCCTCCACAATTGATGTTCGTTGCAACTCGTCTCCTTGAGACTGAATTGCGTGTTGGCACAACCGACAACGACATCAACGCATTGAAGAACAATGGCTCGATTCCCGAAGGTTATCGCGTCAATCACTTCTTGACAGACACAAACGCATGGTTCTTGTGCACAGACGTGCCTAACGGTTTGAAGCATTTTGTCCGTACTCCGCTGTCTACCAGCATGGACGGCGACTTCGACACTGGCAACGTCCGCTACAAGGCCCGTGAGCGTTACAGCTTCGGCGTATCTGACCCACTAGGTATCTTCGGATCACCCGGTTCGTCCTGATAAAAAAGGGGGGAGTAATTTCCCCCCTTTTTGTTTGTTTTGGTGTATATTGGCACCAACCGGGATTTCCGGTGCATCAAACTGTCCCGGCAGACGACATACCGATTGATGCACTTAACTTGTATGTAAGGAATTATCATGGGAATCGCAACTCACCTCGGCCCGTGGCTCTTGGGCACCAACCGTTACACGGTCGGTACTGCCGCCGCCGACACCCGCAACACTGGCGCAACTCAAGTCGTCCAGACCGATGTTGTCAACTTCAACGATGCTGACGCAACCAACGCCTTTGCACTTCCTGCTGGCTCGTTGATAAGCAACATCCGCTTCATCACGACCACGACTTTTGATGCCGCATCGACCATTACGTTGTCGATTGGCGCAACCGCCATCACTGGCGCTCTGACCATAACCAGTCCCGGTGTGTATAACTTCGTTGCCGCCACAACAGAAGCCGCCGCCGCTTTGTGGGCCAACACTGGCACTACCGACAAGTTTGTGACTTACACGATTGCTCAAGGTGCTTCCACCGCTGGTGTGGGTACCATTGTTATTGAGTACGTGGTGCGCAACTCTGACGGCACAATGTACCAACCTGCCCAACAAAACTAATTGATCTCGGGAGCTTTGGCTCCCGTTTTTAAAGGAGATTGATTATGGGTATGCAAACTGACGTAAAACAGGGACACCTAAACCAAAGTGGTTTTTTTGTTCTTGGCAGAAATCGTGTTAAGGGCATTTCGTTCTTTGGCAGCGGCTCGGATGCCACTTTGGTGTTGTTTGACACAACCAC